TACCTGTCATCATGCTATCTATACGCATTGACACTAATCCTTCTGCCAATTCGAAAGTTAGATACAATACATTAAGACCTTGTTGTGCCCAGTTCACGCCTAAATTTGCAAGAAACAAACTCTTGCCGCCGCCTGATCCTGCACAGAAAATATTCAGTTCACCTCTGTTGAAGCCACCATACAGTTTATTATCAATGCTAGGCCAACCTGTAGATATTTGTCCATTACCGTCTTTAAGTTTAGTAAGTCGTGCTCTTGGATCTTCAAAGTAATCTGTACCCATATCCTTGTTCAGTGATATCTGTATAGCGTCTTTGATCAGTTTCTCAACTGGTCCATAGTCACCTGCTTCCAGTAGATCGGCACTCTCAATGATCGCACGTTCAAGTGCTTTATGTCTACTAAAGTTTTCAAACTCGTCCATTAGCCATTCATAGTTTTCTTTGGGTAATTGTATAGATTGTAGATCAGATCTACAACTTGCATTAACAATTGCCACCTCGGGCATGATCTTATATTCATCAACGTATTTGGTAATGAATGATGCTGTATCTTGGAATCGTTGATCAAAGTTCAGTGGATCGAATATGTTCTGACAACGTACAAAAGTTTCAGCATCTGACATAAACATTTCCAAATACAGTTTCTGCATGTCAGCAGTATAATTCGGTTTAGGTTGTTTTTCTTTTTTATTCATATATAGTATTTTTATCTGTTACCATACCCATGATGCATAAGAGTATCTAACACCGTTGGATATTGTATCCACTCGATGCGGGTATAAAAAGTTTGAAGGAAACATTATTATATCTCCTTTGTGTAATTCATAAGTTTCATCTTGAAACAATACAAACTCGCCACCCTGATAATTATCATTCAATGTGCATATGATACTTAAAATAGGAACACCTTTATGATTGCCGTCAAATAGATCATGTATATGATCGCAATGCTCTTTCATATTAGTGCCAGGGTTATACTTATTATATTTTGGACTTCTAAATCCTTTCCAACTATTGCACCATGGAAATTCTAATTCGGTCATATACTGTAAAATAGCAGCCCGATTAACATCCATGATCTCGTCATTCTGTGGAGTAGTCCCATTATATGTATCGGGTTCGGATTCGTTGTATATGTATTCGTTTGAATAATTACTATAAAATTTATGTGTTTTGAATTCACATGATTCTAAATGTTCCACGGTCGAATCGCAGATATCCGAGGCTAGAAAATTTCTATATATCTTAACATAGTCTCGAATATTCTTATTCATCGGTCATGCCTTCTAACTTCTTTTGTAGCAATTGTATTTTTATCTTATTTGTTTCTTGATAATGTAGTATTGTGGTCAGGGTATAAAGTCTGCCATATCGTTTAACAGCATCGGCAACGTCTTTTACATCATCTTCCCAAGGTGGCAAACTCACATTCCAGCCATTATTTAATGCTGCTTTGATTAACTTAGCGCCTGGGCGATCTCTATCTGGAACCACAATGATTTGTTTGCCCAACGCATTAATCCTAGCGCATTGAGTTTCATTTGGTTCATTGGTCATAATCGCAGCACCATCTACTGCTATAGCATCAAACTGTCCTTCTACTACTATAACATATGCTCTATCATAAGTCTGTCTATCTAGATTAAACACATAACCATTTTGACTATCTGTAAGATATTTAGGTTTACCTTCTGTTATCTTACGACCAGTATATCCAACCACCTTGCCATCGTGGTAAAATGGTATGAGTAATCTGTCTTTGTACCCAGGAGTAGGAGTCCACATCCAATCATACCAATCTAGATCCATTCCCCTGCTCACCAGGTATTCGAACACTCGAACCATGTCTTCGTCAGCGCCGGGCTTCCAAACTGCTAGTGCCCACTCTTTGAGTAGCATGGCACCTTCTGGCAATGGTCGTTCCTCTAGTACAAAATTTAATGCCTTTTTAGTTTGGGGTTGATCTTCTTTAAACTTCAGTGTTATCAAACCCAATCGGTTTATATCAGAGTCGCCCATACCACACCATTTGAATAATGATTTAGTATTTGAACTTAGTAGTTTACCCGGACTCCACCCTGCTTTGAATCCACAGTTGAAACAATGATAAGTAAATCCTTCGTCGGTGAATAGAACGCCGCCACGTTTTTTAGTATCTGGGCGATCGCCTCTATTATGACAGCAGACTGCATTAAAACTTACCCAACCTCCGGATGTAAGTTTTCTATTAGGTGGTAGTAGAGCCTGTAGTGCTGCCTGAATTTCAGTCATTCACTAGTTTAACTTCTATACAGTACCTTGTCAAATGATCCGAAGAAACTAGGATTATTGTTATTTGGGTCAATAGGTCCTTTAGCAGGGATGTATATAATTCGGATATAACTAAACACCCCATTGAAGTTCACATGGTCAATTCCGGTAAAACCGGTATATGCTCTATTTTCAATAGTATAATAACTACGGTCATCATTTGGAGTACTGTCCAGCGTTCCCTGTATGAGTACTGATCCTTTGTATGCTGTCATATAGAGTGCAACTGTATGTAATGCCGGATTGCTATTGAATTCTGGACTAGCATATATGTTACCACTTTTATATTCGTATAGGCCGGTACTACTGTTAAATGTAGGAAGGAAACTGGTAATTGAAGTACTATCTTTTAGCACTGGAAATACATCATTGGCTACATGCAGGGTACCGTTTATTCCATAGTAGGTATTAGAATAAGCGGGAGTATAAGTACCGTCGTCCTTTCTTAATCTCACGCTGTATGTATAACTGGATTTATCTAAATCTAGTGTGTCGCTTTCGTTAAGTGTAAGCACAGCCATACCTTTAGTACTAGTAGTTTCAGGTAGTACATCAAGTATCTTCTCTACTAGCATACGTCGATTTATAGCATCAAACATAGTGAATATAACTGTTTGTGTAGTTGATACAGACACACGTTTTTGGTCGCTATTTTTAAATTGGATCCTAATTTGATTTTGGATCCCTTTTTGTATTGTTAGGTCTCGTTGATACATAACCTGATTCACTCCCCTGATTGTAGCGTCCAAATCTAGTGTTACATCGAGTTTGTTTGCGTATAAATAGACTGGTAAAATTTGCATAATGTATTTATTTAAACCCTAATGAGTAACCAGTTTCAGGAAAATTTTCCCTTTATATCATGCTTAAAGTCTAACGACAAAGAGTATGTAGGCATTATCATCAATTGTGATGACTATGTCGCCAGTATGTATGATTTAGCCATGATAGTTAATGAAACTCATCGTAAATCTTTTTTAGAAATGGGGGAAGTTTGGTGGTGGGAAAGCAACAGAAAAATACCAATTAATATATTTTTAAAAAGAGAGATGCAACTTTTTAGAAGTTACATAAAAACATTCAATAGTAAAGATGTTGAAATAATGTTTGGACCCGCAGTAAATCTAAGTGAGATTGCTGAAAAAAGGATCAAACGCAAATCTATACAATTAGTTAGGAATCCTAGGAATATCCGTAACTAAGTTGTTCACATATTAGATTCAACTGTACTACAATAACACTAGCATAGGAAACAGCATGAGCCTTCTTAAAGAAATAGGAATCTTCACTTTTAGTCCATATTTCATCATTGATGGCTTGGAAGCCTTGTTCCTTGCATATTGGGATCAAATGTTTCTTGCCCGGTCTAATCATAGCCAAGACCATTGCTAATTCAATAATAGTTGTAGGCTTTAATTCAGCAAGTAAGTTGTGATATCCGTTGATATGGAATAATTGATCACATATATCTTTTTCATACAATAAATCCCACAGTGGGTCAGTGTTAAGTAATTGAATTAAATGTTCTTCATCTTTGACACCATTATAAGCATTAACATTTAAGAAGTCGATCTTAAAATATCCCCTAGCCTCTGCAGATTTATAATCAATACTAGCAGTATCAGTTAACGGATTGTAAGGAATACTATGGCAATAGACTCCTGTATTATGTTTCTTTCCATCTTCAAGACATGCAGGTATATGCTTGATTATATCAAGCACCTGTTTTCTATCTTGAAAGTCGATATCAATATCCATTATATTTGTTCAACCTTTACGCCCGAAGTTTCGAGAAACGTGACGCCACTAGTATCCCTATAAGCACTACGATATAGAACGTGCCCAATACCGCTTTGGTATATAAGTTTGGCACACTCCATACATGGAGCGTGGGTAATGAACATAGTAGCGCCCATACCGCTATTTGTACTTTTGGCCAATTTGGCAATCGCATTTGATTCAGCATGTAATACCTCTGGTTTAGTTTTTAGTTTATAACGACGAGTAGTTTCAAAACTTTCATTATCGTTCGCGACTACTACAGTTTCTTCAAATGGCCACTGTTCGTAAATCTCTTCGGGACTTAGCCAACCGCCAGCATCACTGCTCATGTATTCTTTGTTCTCGCAATTGTTATCCCAACCTGCAGGCATACCGTTGTAACCGTAACTGATAACGCTGTCATCTTTAACAATTACCGCCCCAACTTGTAATCGTTTAGCGTGGCTAAGTTCTGCGGTACGAGCCGCCCATGCCATGTATAAATCGATGAATTTTTGTTTCAATTGACTGTCTCTGTAAATCGTTCTAGAAAACTTTCAACATAACAACTATAGGTATTCTCACCATTGCTATCATTGCAATAGTGTACCCAAGTATGTCCGTCATCCATTTCAATAGTATTTAAAACTCGAAATACTTCGTGACTACCGTGTCCTGTCCATTTACTTCCATATTTTGGTATCTTCATTCTGTTCTCCTCTCAATATCATCTTCAACGCAATGTTCACCGTACTGCACTTCTACAATACGACACGGTATGTTATATGGGTTAGTTAATTGATGCCAGTAATTCATGTCAACATGATATGATTGGTGTTGAGATAGAGTTAAGGTCATTGGATAACTGTTATCAGGCAGCATTGTATTAACATCACATTTGCCCTCTGTAACCAACCAGTATTCATTACGTTTAAAATGTTTCTGCATACTTAAACTTTTACCCGGCTCTACAGTTAATTCTTTAACCTTACATCCTGTTACATCATGTAGTATACGATAATACCCCCACGGGCGCAATGTCTTTGGCGCCTTCCACTCTTCAAGAATCCAACTACTGCTGTTAACTTTATATTCTCCGCCAACGCCGAATACAAACTCTAGTTTATCGTCTACTAGGCCCATCTCCGGTATATTCTCTTTAGTACGATCCCCGCCGTTGGCAAAAATTATTGTTGCATTGGGATACATAGCCCTAACTCCAGTAATAGTATTTTTACTACTATTATCTGCATCAGGATAACATACAACTTTATCTACAACTTTTAATGATTCTATAATACGGAGACGTTCGTATTCGTCCATAAAAGATTTTCTCTTTTTACGGACTAACCACTCGTCCGTGTTAATACCAACGATTAACATATCACCTAGTTTACGGGCCGCTTCAAAGTAAGCAATATGTCCACTATGCAAAGGGTCAAAGCCACCAGTGACTAGTACTATTTTCACAGTTCACCACTTTCTGCTAATTTTAACATAAGACTGTAATGTTGATAAGCCTTCTTCACTGCCGGATACTTGTCTCGTAGACGTTTTTCTTCTTCCTTCTGTTCCATTAGATGTTCAAACATATTATAATGTCCTCGACCTTTCATGTTGTTGAAAACCTCGGCTTCAAAGTCTGCCAATCGTTCTAATGAATCCTCGGTAATTTCTACTGTATAGAGTTTTACAGTTTCGTATCGCATGGCATGCGTTGCTGTTAAATCGTTATAGTCAACGGGATTCTGAAAATATTCCACATTCATTCGTGTATGTCTATGGGCACGTTTGTTATCGTCAATGATATTAATTCGATAGTGCTCTACAAATGTTTTAAAATTTTCCTGACTCATTTTATTCCTGCCTCCATACATATTTCTTGTACTAATGCGACATCCGCAGGGCTTTGTTTAAACTTCTTCATCCAAAATGGAACATCAAATACTGGAGCAATCATTGCTAATTGTTCGTCGCTCATATTATTAATCATAGTTTTTCCAGGAGCACTATTAAGTATCATCCAAAAACTAATCTTGCCGTTAAGTATATCATGTACTGCTTTGTTAAGACTTACATAGTTAAAATAATGTGCATAGTTAGCATTATGTGAATCACCCCATTCCATCATAGTTTGCAGACTTCTTTGTACAGCACTTTCAACTGGTTCAACCTTAAGCATATCAAACAGATACTTTTCATATAGTTCGTCTCTGCACCAGTGGTCCAATTTAATGCCACTTTTGATCACATAGTCTACAAACTTAGTTGGATATAATGGATTAACATTATTAATAAAACTACCAAATTTTACAAAGGCATTATAGTAACTGCTGTCAGCAAAGTCGTCATATGATTTAGATTTCTTGGCATTTTGTGTCAATTGCCAAAAGCGATTAAATGCCATAAAACCTGCTTGTACACGTTTTTCATCCTTTTGTAGAGCACGTCTTTTGCGTTCGCACATATGGGCAACTAGGGTTTTATCTTTCATAAAACTCTTACCACAATGTACACAAGTATAAGGTTGTGCTACTAAATCAATCATTCTATTTCTTCTTCTAAATATCTTTTTAATTCTTTATCTGTTGGCTGGACAGAGTAATTTTGTTTAAAAAATATTTCATAACTATCACTTCCATACTTGCCTATACCGTACAGGTCAGTTGCATCAACCCCATTCCATGTCAAGTAGTCACGGCTCATACCCAATAAACGCTTGTATCTGACATTGGTCATTCCCAGGGGTTTGATAATGCTTTTGACAAATTCCTCATCAGCATTAATCAATGCATGTGGTGTTGGAAACCAATATAGAAATTCGGGCAGTGTGGTCTTGACTGATTTACGCCCAGTTTGATTAAGCATAATTACACCGACCATATGTTCCCAACTATTACGGATCTGTTGTTGTACCATCAGATCATCTCGTAGAGGTTCGAACCAGTTCATTCGTATTCCTTCCGTTGTTTCTTATCAAAACCCATTTTATCAAAAAGTTCGTCTTTATCTTTCTTATTCATCATTGATGCCATTAGTTTAACATCGGACATTTTCATTGCCGGATATATTTCGCATAATAGTTTTTCAATCTTATTGGCTTTTTCTTTTTTACCTGCCGCCAAATAAGGATGGTAGCAATTAACGCCGGTACCAGTTGCGGCGAACAATTTCCATAATAATGCTTTATGATTTTTACTTAGTTCCCAGTGATTTTTATTGACCAGTTCGTTGGTCATTTCTAAATACCATTCTTGTATATCTCGATCAAGCATATCTATATTAGCAGTATATCGCATTAAGATAAAAGGACTGAATGCTTTCTTTTCTTCGTCTGTGAGGTTATCATAAAAATCGTAGGTCTTTTGATCCACTGCTCTAAGTTCACGTTTAATATCAAGTGCCATAATTATACCGGATGATGATCAATATCGTCTTTATCTTTACTTAGATAATATATTATTATAGCACGTTCTAATGCTTTATGTAAAGCGATATTAGTTTTTGCTGATCGCCGAATGTTACCCCACAGTTGGTTATCCATTATATGATCATGTAGTGGTCTACCATCATCGGTTCTTTTATCCCATCGCCAACCAGTTTCTATCCACTCATCAGAATCCTCTTCTTGTGCGTAGGTTATACCGTCTACATTTTTGTAAGTATATCTAGCCCCGGGAGTAAGTGTCCCCATTTTACCAGCACCTTGTATAATCCACTAATTCACTTTGACGACTAACTTCTTTAACAAAATAAGCACAAGTAGGTTTAGGACCCGCTTCCAATGGTGTGCATAATAGTTGTCCCGGCTTCATCTTTGGAAAATACCATTTAACATCTTGATATACATCTATGATATCAATCTCATGAAATTCGGGTCGGAAACTGCTTAGTGGATTAAAGCAAAATGTTTTAAAACCTCGATCATTTAGACTAGTAAGTGGTAGTACTTCCATATCAGGGCCTTCAGGATCACCAACGATAGCACACCAATCTAGTGGCATAGTTATTTCATGTTTACCCACTTTTAGTACCGCAGCAGGTCCAGTAAAACTTTCTAAAAAGATAAGTGGAATAAAGAAATAATCAGGGTTAGAACTATCACTATTATCCAGTACAGCAAATCTTAAATCGTCATCTACCTCTTCTGGTAATTCGTTGAGATAAAATATCTCATTGTTTAGTGTTAAAATTTGCATATTATTTTTTATTTTTATTAATTATATTTTTTAATTTCATATAACTGGCTTTACCTAGTGAATAATCCCAGGCTACAAATTTTTCATTATATACATCTTGTGTAAGTGTATGTAATGAAATTTCTATAGGTCTATCGTCAGTTAACGGTATCAATTGGGCAATGGTAGTTCCTGCCTTAAGCATATCTTGTCTAGGAATTCCATTAGTTTTCCATAAGGTGATAATGTTAATTTGATGTTGATATCTAAATTCAGTAACGCCGGGTACCGTGGTAAATTGTTGTGGATCTTTCTGATTCCAAACAGGTTGTAAAAAAATAAACGGTATTGGTTCATCGCACCAGACACGCCATGGACTTTCAAATTTTATATTAACATAGTCAGGCCAAGCACTTGGTGCTTGTTGTTGTAAATTATGTCCACCGGCATTTAACAAACCTGATTTTTTTGGCCAAGTAATGTTAGTAATTTTATTGACACCTGTTTCTACATTATAATCTGCCCACAGGGGAATAGATATACCTTTACTATATAAGTCCTTAAATCCAGGACAATGTTTAACTGTTTTTCCGGGAGCATCAGCAGGTATATTATCATACCAAGCAGGGATATCATCTTTCATTAATACCGGTGGGAACATGTCTATTAACTGCCCAACAGGAGCATACATTTCTAACTTTATTACTTTTTTCTTTTTCTTAAAAAACATATTTTTCCTTTATAGGTATTTTACTTTCTCAATATTAAATGGATATTTGGCTTCTTTATAAAACCTCTTTCTTTCTGTCAAGTGACGTTTAGCATATTTGCTAGCGGCTGTTATATCCCAGATCTGGACGAAGTCCTTGTCGTCTGCTTTTCTAATGCCTCGCCCAATCGACTGTATAACTCGGACAAAGCTCTTTCCGGGCTCCAGAAGAACCAGATTAAAAATCCTAGGAATATTAATACCCACAGCGGCCACACCAAAAGTCGCCACAATAATCTTGTTATCAGCAGTTCTAATCTCATCGTATTCTTCTTTCCTGTCTTTAGTTTTGACTTGACCTGATACAAACACCGCCTCTGGTATTTGCTCAATAATAAATTTACCAGAGTCGATTCTATTAACTAAGACTAAGGTATTTCCCGATGTTGCAATATTACGAATCATGTTACTGATGTAGGTCATTCTTTTATCATCAGTAACAAGATATTTTAATTCTTCTGCATAACTTCCAAACTCTTTCCATTCGGCTGTTTGAACAACATTAACGTGACAATTACTTAATATACCTGCTTCTTGTAGTTCATGTGCTTTGACTACATTTATCACTTCTCCCAGGCTTGCACGTAATGCTTGATACTCATGTTCTGCTTTTGGAATGGTTCCTGTAAGTCCCCAACGAATTGGAACATGACTTAGATTCTGTGTCAACAATTTCTTCAATACATCGGCTTTTGCCATGTGTACTTCGTCAACCATCACTGTTCTTACGTCTGCTAAAAACTCAGAAATTTGTAAAATATCGTCGTCGTTTTTGCTTTTTTTGTCCCAAATATTCAAACTTTGCCAAGTACAGATTGTGTGTGTTTTGTTAAGATCTTTTCTGTCTCCATAGTAAACACCCACATCTAAACCGACATTAACAAAGTCTTCTTCGGTTTGCTCTACTAAACTTTTATTAGGAACAATGGTTATTGTTCGACCGTATTTTTCACAAATTTTCGCCAAAGTTGCGGTGGTGATTGTCTTACCAAAACCAGTGGCAATTTCCTGTAAACATTGTGGATTTTCTAAAAACTTATTAATGACATCAACTTGGTCACTACGTAAACGAATAAGATGACCAGCAAAACGATGTCCTAGAGGCCACGTTTTTTCACCCCAAAAATCCTCAAAAATCTCGGAAAATTCCAGACTTGTAGTGGTACGTTGATCTTCAAATTCGATGTAGTAGTTCTTGCTTTCAATGTACTCTAACACCGGTCCAAGCATACTGAGATAAGTTGAGCCACCAAGACCAAAGAAACTAATGCTTCCATCCCATCGACCTAATTTGTAACTTGGTCTGAAGCGAGCAGTGGGGTCTTCGTACTTGAATTTTTTGACCAAAGCCTTACGAACATCGAGATCTAAATTTTCAATCTTAACATTCACTTCATCTTTAATAATAACTTTACATGTACTCAATTTGCGGGCTCTTTGTTTTTTTATCTGCTAACACATTAATAACATTATGCTTGTTTTTCATAAAATTAGCAAGAGTATAATGTATATTATAGAAATTAAAATTCAATACACAATTAAATTTCAGTTTTGATTCAAATAATGGCTTAGGAAGTTTTCCACTAAGGACCACCACTTTGGTTGTTTCAGACACAGGCGAATTTAGTTTTTCTTCCTTGACAAATTTGTTAAAATCTCCCCCATTTTCATTAGGTAAGCGGAATAAAACACTAATTTCGTGATTTTCAATACCAATGTCTTTTAGCAATTCTAGTGCCTGTTGCATTTTGGCCAATTCATTGCCGCCGGGAACAGTAACAATGCAAGGCAATAAACCTTGAACAATTGGCTTCAACTCTAAAATTGAATTTTCTTCCAAATTTATGGAAAAATTGGTGGCCGGGTCAGTTTTTATGAATTCTTTGACTATTTCATCTTCATTGCAGTTATCTAATGCATTATCAACATTATTATCCCATGTGGTAATGCCAGCACGTCTTGCTTCAAGCACCGATTTTAAAATATCATTACCAGTAAGTGCTGGAACACTACTGTGTACATTGATATATTTGGTATTTTTACCATCATATGTTAGCATAGGGACATAATTTTCAATGTTTGAAGTTATAGTCTCAATTTGACTGATAAAATTTTTAAATTCTTCATCGGCTGTGAAATTATAACGTTCAATCCAAGATGAAAAGAAATTTATAACTTTATCTTCCAACGAAAAAATCCATAATTTGTCATCAGCCTGCCATTCTGCTAACGAGAATTCAGTTTTAACTTTTTTAATCTCATTTACAAGTTTTTCCTCATAAGGAAATTTAACTCTAATAGTTTTTTCAGAAATATGTGTGGAAATATGTTTTACCATACTAATAGTTCTGATTTTATATTTGAATAAGGGTGCGTCTAACAATGGGGTTATGTCTTTGCCTAGATGGACATTAATTTGATTTTTGTATGCTTTTAACATTTTGAGCATTATAGCAGATTGCTTCTCTGTAAAACCCAAATTTTTATAATTTATCTGTTCGTAGAAACTCTGCACCAATGTTAAATCATAACGATTGGTCTTAACAGAATACATTAACTCGGAAAGTAAATCTTCAATATACATACAATTATTATACTACAAAACACAAAAGGACTCAAGTCCTTCTGTGTCAAATAACAACGTCTTCCATACCCGCTGTTCGGAGTTTGATAATATTACTTAGTTGCCACTGTTTGATATCTAAGCCCTTAATAATACCCAGCCATTGATTGCGTAGTAGTGCAAACTCATTGATGATCTTTTCCATATCAACTACATCTGCCTCACCTTCTACATACTTTTCAACATCTCTACTGCTAAGAGCACGTTGATAGTTTTCCAAATATTTCTTAAAAGTTTTGGAACGTAGGCGGCGCAGTTCAATGTTTAGATATTCTAAGATACCTTCAATTTCTTGAAGTTGATTAAATCGATGAGCAACAATACCAGGCAAAGCAGCAGAGGATTTTTCCACGTTGCCATGGATTTTAACCTCTGCTCTTGCTGAGTCTAATTCGAGATAATAGTAATCAATACAGCCTGGCAAGTGAGCAATATCTTTGCTTACTTTGCTGTACCAATTCACAATTAGTCCTCGTCTTCGTCGTAGATATCGTCTTCGTCAATTTGATTTTCATCATTAAATTCATCTACAATAAGTTGTATTGCAGAATCAAGATGAGGATCAAATCCCATAACTGATTCAAGTACTGACAACTCAACATCTTGTCCGATTAAAAAATCTACAAAATGCGTTGCTGCTGTTTCACGATTTTTTTCAGGAACATAGTCCTTAAAAGTGTCCCATACACCGATAATTAGATCTTCTTCCATATTATGCTTCCTCTGTTTCTACTGCCTCTACAGGAACATTAATTTCTTCCCACTCGGCCATAATTACGGTCAAACCGTCCTTGTCATTACTATTCCATGCTTTGCGGAATTGCTTGATAATTTCGCCATCTTTGGTTGTATAAACAAGACTGTTGCCTTCTTTCTTCAACTTGCTTTTGGCTTCAAACAAATCAACTAAACCACTAAATGGACTCATACCTGTCGAGTACGGAATCTCAACTTGTACTGATTCAAAAGGTTTGGAATAGCGTGTTTTCATAATCTTACAGGCTGAACGAATACCATTTACAGTGGTAGTTTTATTACCATCTTCGTCGGTTTTCAGTTTCAATTTACGCATAGCAACTACAATAGAACTAGCGTAGATAAATCCTTGACCACCTGAAATTTTATCATCTGGATCAAACATGTCCTGACTTGCGTATGTATGATTTGTACAAACCATACCAACATTCCACGAGCCAAACATATTAACACAGTTACGAACTAATGAAGTTAGCGCCTTAGGCTTACGGCCCATGTCACCTTTCATTTCACCTGCTTCGAACTGATTTACGTCAGTTGGAGTAAGCAACATACCCAAACTATCAATGACAAACAAAATCTTAGGACGACTTTCTTCGGGCATTAATTTGTATTCTTTCATGAATTCTGATATGGTTTTTGCCACATCATCAATCATAGCCATATTGAGTTTAAGTAGTTTATCTTCACTGGTATTAACACCTAAATCCAACAACCACTTTTCATCAAGAGCGTTTTCACTATCAACTAGGATAACAAAAATGCCTTGTTCTTGTGCGTGACGGATGATGTTTCCAGAGCAAATATAACTCTTTCCTGCACCACTTTCACCGGCAAATACTGTAACTTTACCAAGGGGGACCCCTTTAAAAAAGTCCCCAGAGATAAGATAGTTAAGAGCATAGTTACCAGTTGAGATCCAATCTGTTGGATCGTTAAAGCCAATACCAAGACCGTCAATAGACTTAGTAATCGACTTTCTAAACTTAGAAATATCAAATGCTTTTCCCATTTGTTACTCCTTAGTTTGCTGCTGCGTTACGATTACGAATCATTGCAATAATGTCTGCTGCACGTGATCCTGCTTCGTTCTTTGGCTCTTCTTGTGCAACCGCTTTAGCGGGTGTTGCTGCCGCAGGTTCAAAAGGGACGTCGTCTTCCTCAATTTTTGCTGCTGGTGCTGCCTTTGGTGCTGCTGTACTGGCGCTGCCGGTTGCTGAGCCACTACCACCAAAACCTGCTGGCTTAAAGTATTGACCCCAACGATCGCCATCATATGCTTCACCATCAACTGATGCTGCAAACATTTCTGCGATAACTTTGAGTTCGACTTCACCTGGTTTCTTAGGTAGGAAAGCCTTCAAATCAAACAAACCATATTGCTTAATTGCTGCTTGTTCTGCTTCAGCAAGAGCACGTTCGCGACGAGCCCAAGTTGATGTTGAATAGTCAGCATATCCACCTTTGCTTGTTTTAGCAATCTTGAAATCCAAGCCACGGACATAGTCAGTTGGCAATTCTTCGATCTCAGCATCCATCAACGCATTCTTAACAATGTTAAAAATTTGTGATCCGATAATGAAACGACGGATTGGATTCTCAGGTAATTTTCCATCTTCTTGTAGTTTGCTGTCACCAACAAACCCTTGGAACAAGTAAGATTTCTTTTTCCAGTACTTACGACCCATATCTTCCAAACTCTTGTCTTTGAACCATGGACGGACTTCTGTCAATACCGGGCATGTTTCGCCCCACATTTCCATACAAGGAACTTGTACAGTAACGGGTTTAGAATTAGTTTCACCTTTAATTCCAGCGAAGGGCAATTTGATCATTGCACGTTCAATCCAGAAGAATGTGTTGTTTGGATCAGCGTCTGGAAGGAATCGAACTGTAGTAGTCGAACCTTCTGGCATATTCCAATGGGGATAAATTGCGTTGTCTCCACCTGCTGAGCCACCGGTGTTTTGTTGAGAACTTGCTTGAAGTTTTGCTCTAATTTCTGCTAATGTTGCCATAATGTTTTGCCTTTATAAAATATATTATGCCGCTTTCTTAAAGCCAACTGACTAAAAGAAAAACTGTGCATAGCGTTAACTATACACAGTTTTATTTATCATCGCAACCTTAATGGCTGCTTATTTTGCCAATTATTTTTTTCTAATGCCTGCTAATCTTTGTAATAGTTTTGAGCCTGCGTCATGTGCCCTATCTGTTGCTGCTTGAATTGGATCCACCTTCCAATCTAATGGGGGTGGATTACCTTTTGGATTTTCCTTGCTTGGTTTGCTGTCCATACCATGTGTTCTAAAATCTTGCTTAGAGCCTTCGTCTTGTGGTTCATCACGTTTAACACCAGCAGCATCTAAATATGCTGCGCGGTCAGCATAACTGTCACGATGAACATTTTTATTATGTGGTTCAAGTTCTTTTTGTTTTTGTGGATCTGTTACATGTTTTGATGGATGCCAGTCGTCTTTTTCTTCCATTTCTGGTTGTCCAATGCCTTCTACTTTTTGTTTGATTCTGCCTAGGATTTCTTTTAAACCATCGACACTTAAACCATCACCCTGATCTACAGGAGTACTCTTTACATGTCCATGTTTTTGGTGCCATTCTTGTGTTAGTTTATTAATAAATGCCTCTGCCATTTCATATGCTTGTTCGCCTGCTTTTTCACCAAACTTTTCAGTAACTTGCTTTTTGCAATCCAATGCAATGTTCTCTGGAGCACGGAATGGTCCAACACTTTCGTTAGATTGATTGTAAAAACTCTTAACAATCTTGGCAACTTCTTGAACCATTTTGTTACCTTTTCCTTCTGCTACCGGAACTTCAGGTGCAGGAGGTGCTGCTGGCGCTGCGCCTGCCTCAGGTGCCGGGGGTGCTGCCTCGGATGGAGGCTCTTCACCAGTACCACTCATGCCCAATGCTACTAGTAATTCTGGATAACTTTCTTGAGCCCATAATTTCATAATTTCAAGGCCGTCGCCGGATGGATCTAGTTGAGTTGCTGCTTCAAGTTTTTCTTCAAGATCACCATCGTCTAGTCCTAACTCACTAAAAAATTGTATCGCTGTTTGGCCGTCTGGACCTAGTTCTAGTTTTTGTCCCGATGCTTGTAAATCACTTAACGCTTGTTTTAATTCTAGTATTTGATCGCCTGTAAGTTTGCCCTGTTCTACTGATTCTGCCCATTCTTCAAATGCATCAATACTTTCTGCTGCTGATTTTTCTTTTGGAATTGCTTGTCTTGCTAAATGTCTTGCTCTAGAGTGACCGCCGTGTTCTGCACCATCGGATCCTGTAGTATTTGTAGGTTCATCTTTATCTTTTTCACGGGCAGCGGCTTCCTCGTCTGATTCCCAAGGTGCTGCCGCTTCTCCAACATATTCTTCAAGATCAACAGCATTAGTCTCACTCATAATACTATGTAGTAATGGGAAGTAACCGGTTAGTTCTTCCTGGAAATTTATTTCTGTAAATTTACTTTTATAATCTTCTAATGTTACTGCATCTAGCACCATTTCTTCTGGTGCACCACCACCTTGGCTTGCCATTTCAAAATCTTCTCTCCATGCTTCGTAGTGGTGTCGTTTTCCTAATGCTGCTACCTTTGCTTTAAGTTCGTTCATGTGGCCTATGGCTCGTTCCGCAATCCCATGTGCATCGGCGTGCAAGGCACTACGTTGTATGTGTCGTTGGAATTCGCCTAACTTTGCAATATTCTCACTCATTTTAATAATTGCTTTGCCTGCTGGATCATGTGGAACACCACCATGATCTACGTGTTGTGCCATTGCAAACGCACCTGCTGTATGTATAAATGGATACTTGAAACGTTCGCCATCGTGGTTTTGTATAAAGATTGCCTTGATGTTTTTGCTTTGGCTACGTGCGCCTGGATATGTTTCTTCTACTGCTTTTGCGTGACGTACAATAACTTCTGTTTTGCCTTGTACAGCACGGCTGGTTTTGCTGGAACTCTTGTGGTTCCAACGTGATTCGTTCATAGTATTCATATCTGGTTCTTCCTTAGGGCCTTGAGTTGCGGCCAAATGTTGAAAATCGTTCTTATCTAAATTATTCTTAGCAATGTCTCTTGTGTCAAATCTCAGCAATCTACGCATAGAAAATAGTCTCATTTCTTTAAGGAAATTAAACCACATTTGGGTAGCACGATCGTCTTGATTTTCTGTAATACCTTGGCTGTAATAGATTTTTAAACTGCCAAGATCGTTTAAACTAATGCTAACACGACCAAGATTAACACCTTCATTAACAAAGTCAAAATCAAAGAAACGTGCTTCTGCTGGGTCAATAGTAACTGCACCTGTTTCGTCTCCCATTTCTAAATTGGTAAAACGACTGCGTACTTTGTCAAAAAGGTCTTGGGCGATAATTTGTATAGGTTTCATATTGTTATTTATTTAATGCTGACTAATATATATGGGCATGGGCATGAGAAATTCATCATCTCTTTCTTCACGCATACGGTCATATATAGCAGGATCCCATTCTTGTAGCACTAAAATCATACGTATTGCCAATAACATACTGCTAACAAGGTCATCATGATGTCCTACTTTGGCTTCAAAACTCATGCCTTTAGCAATGTAAGTTTTTAATTCACTGATAAATGCTTTAGAATGTATGCGTAATCTATCACTTTCTAATAGGTATTTTAACTTGGCACAAGCATTAATTTTACTAGAATGTGTGGTGTTAAATCCCTTACGGAATCTGCGTACATGTCCTTTCTTAATAGGCTCACTGAGGAATAATCCCGGGACGCTTTCTTCGCCTATTTCTTCAAGTGCTACCAGTGCTGCTTCACCTACACTATTATTTTCTATGCTGTAATAGATACTAGATTGCACACCTTTTGCTGCACATTCATCATTGATATAGTTACAAATATCTCTAAGAATTCTGACTTGTGATTGTACAATTGTTAAATTATGCTGCCACTCACCTACTTGTTCAAAACTAGGTATTTCAACTATCTGAATTGCAGCAGGGTCACCGCCCGTACCTAGACTAGGATCTAATGCTATCATATAGGTACTCATTGGATTTATTTTTTTATACCAACGACATTGACCCATACGCATACTAGGTTCATCTCCCACCATCTCAGCCATTTTCATACTGCTGACCAGTGTTTCGTCATAGACTAAGAATTCACAATCGTGTTCTCGTTTAAATCGTTCTTCGCCAATACGACTACGTTCAGTTGCTGCCCATTCTTCGTCACGGTCTGGATGCTCATGCCAAAATGCTCTAAATGGAAAGAATCCGTTACGTCCTACCCGTTGTTCTTCACCAAACTCGTCAAACTTATAGTTGGCTTCTTTCCATATCTGTGCAAATTGATCTTCGTCTGAGTTAGGTGTTGATGTAATAATTGCCTTACCACCAGTTGCTAGTGTGGGTGATATTGAAGTCCAGAATTCACTAGCCACGTTAGGCGGAACGAATGCAAACTCATCAGCGTATAGTAATGATAATGACATACCACGACCTGTTGTTTCAGTAGTTGTCTGTGCAACAATACGTGATCCATTTTCAAATTCAATACTTTGTTTATTATAACTTGTAGCACCTGCACGAATCATATCAGGACATAATTCATATGCATATCTAATACGATTCATAATTTCTTGAGCACCTGTATATTTGTGTGCTGCAATTAGGATAGTAGAGTCAGGCACAAACATAGCAAACCAGAGTAGATATCCTGCTGCTGTAGTAGTTTTACCGGTTTGGCGTGGAAGTAGATTTACGTTAAATCTATTTTGATGATAACTATCAATTAATCTTTTTTGATATTCAAAAGGTTCGTATAGTAACTTACCTTTAGTAGGATGTTGAATATAGAAAAAATGCTCTAAGAAGTAGTGTGGTCCGTCGATTGGATCTTGACAAGAGGCAAGGTCTAATAAATCTTGCTCTGTAAATTTTTGTGTTGCGTGGGCTCTTTTTACCAGTTGCCCATCTAAGTTTTTTGATCCCATATGTTTATTTACTGAAAAAAATAGCCTCCGTAGAGGCTATTTGGATTACATCCTAACGTCTTATTTTGCTGCGTTTTTCCACATAGCAGCGGCAGCAATCTTCTTACCTTTTTCACCGCCACCAGCAGCCTTGGCTACTTTGTCAAAACTCTTACCTGGCTTACCAATGTCTCCACCTGATTTGGCTTTCTTAACCAAACTAGATTTTTCGCCTTTGCTCATACCAGCACTCGGTTTGCTTTCTGATACAAAATCTTTGTATGCAGCCATCAATTGTTGTTCCATTGTGGCCTTAGGCATATTGCCATCCATTCTATCACCTTGACCAGGTTGATTTTCTTTATTAGCAAACTGGTTAGCACTGAACGGAGGAGGCTTACGTGGATCACTAGGACTATTGTCATATTGACCTTCGTCTGTTTCTTCTTCATCTTTTTCTGCTTTGTGATCATCCATGTCATGATCGCCGTCATTATCAATGTCGCCGTGTGCTGCGCTAACATCATCACCGCCCTGGTCATCGCCGTCCATTGGATTTAATTTATCCATCATCGAACGCATTGCATCTCCACCGGTCATTTCTGGTTCGGCAGTTAATGCTATTGCTGGTTCAGCACCCATTGGCTCTTCAGCACCTGGTGCTTTTCTTCCTGCTAGTTGCATAATAGTTGCCAGCATGTCGCTTAGTTCGTCACCACTACCTGCTGTCATATTAATGCTTGCTGGCATTGGAGGACGCTCGGGCATACCGCCCATCATGCCCATCTCGGGCATAATACCACATTCTTCTACTTGTTGATTTTCTTTAACAATAGTAGGATTTTTGCTATCCAATTCGGCTAAACGCTTCATTACATCGATCATTTGCATAATTATTTCCTTAGGTCTTGAGCCTGAAATTTTAATAGGCTCTGTTGCGTGTCATCGGTGTCAGTATTGAATTTAGCTGCACCTTCAGTGGGAATTTCTTCTCCACGGGCTTTGCGTTGAAGTTTAAGAATATCATTTAATTCTTTAACAAAACCGCTATTGTACTTATCGCCGTAGAAGTCTTCAAATTGAGGACTACCTGCTTCTTTATAATCTGGATCATTTAATAATGCTCCTTCACGCTTAGGATCATTATGTTGATATTCTTCAGTATGTTCAAATGGGCTACGTACTACAAGATGACTCTTGTTTACACCCAATGATGAACTCAGGTATTCTGTTAGTTCTTGTTGTGTTGTAGGGTAATCTAACACCACTTCATAGATATTCACTTCACAGTTTTTAACTTGAGGAAAGTCTAATGGTAATGTTTGAATGGGAGTAGTACCGGTCTTTTTAAAGCCGCTAACTGCAAACTTACTCAACAATGATTTCATTGAAGATTCTTGCTCAGTTGTAAACTCCCCGGCAACTTTCACACGGAAGTCATACTTTTTAGTTGACTCGGATAGGTATTGAGTAAATGTTTTCATAGTATTATTTATTCATATTCTTAAGTTTTTCCAGGATACTATTACGGTCTGTAACAATATAGCCTTCGCCTTCTATGGTGTCACCGTTCTTATCACCATTCTTTTTATCAATTGCTAGTTTCTTAATCTGTAGATCAATCATCTTGAGTTTTTTGTCTATTTTATTAGACTTAGCGGTAATTGCCGCATTAAGCATATTAGCAGCAACTTCAAACATTTTAGCACCGTGACGTGCTTCTACGTTCATACCTAAGTCCATTAGATCATCATATGCTGCTTCTGCTTTTGCTGCAAGTGCATCAAACTCTGAATCACTAATATCGCCAAGACCTTTTACTTGCGGTAATGCGGCTGCAATTTTGTCAAATTCTTCTAATTTATCTTGTAAATTAATAGCAGTTACCGGTTCAGCATCTACGCTAGTTGGAACTATTATAGGTTCTTCAGCGGAATCAATGTTAAGAAGATCTTCGAGTTTTTTAGTCATAACATTACTTATTTCATTTTTTTAGTGTTGGAAAAAATATCGTGTTCGTTGATAACTCTAAACTTTAATCCCTGCTGTTGAGCCCATTTATTTGCTGCTGCCCATTTAGCCATATTCTTTACGTACTGTGCTTGATTGTAAGGGTTTTTTCCTACTTTTTCTATCAGCATTTGATTAGCAGGTTTAATCTCTATAAGTTCAGCATGTTTTTTCATATTCTTATCAATGTAATGAATTAAAAAATCAGGAACATACACTGTTGGCTTGCCTGTTAGTGGATCCCTGTAGGGTATTTTTACAGGTTCACTTGCCCAATTTTGTATACTAGGGTTGTTATCGCAAAACATACAAAAAGTTGTTTCCCAACTACTACGACAATAGGGAGGTTTAGTTCCAACATATTTTTCAGGATTTTTTACCTGATAGATACTTTGGGCAAATTTTAAACTCATAGTGTTTTTGTTCGCGGCCAAACTTGTCCAGAGACAGGTCTTTTATCAAATTTATGATTAGGGAATACACTTCCGGATGTTAGACGTAATCCGTTTTTCATATATTGAAAAACTTTGTTACCCACTGGGGGTCCTAATCCAGTAACCGCATCCCAATTTGTAGTACCAGCATATCCATCAGTTATTAGTGTGTTGTTGGTACCAACAATAATATCGTAAAATGAACCTTTGTGATTGTAAAATAATGCATTGTATTCAGCAGACGATCGTTGCTTTCCTGTTATTGCTTGTATCCTTGCGATCATACCGGCCATAACTGGTGCTGATGCACTTGTTCCTGTCATGGAATACCAAGTGCTATCCATGCGTACTAAATAACCATTCATAGGAGCAGATATATCAGGAACCCCTCTCATAGTTAATGCTGTTGGACTACCTGTCACATTATTAATAATTGGTGTATAATATAAACCAGATTGCCAACTAGGTGCAGAAAAATGACCACTCACGCCACCACCTCCACCCCAGGTAGAATTATTATCTCTATTATCATCAGTTTCAGATGATCGTGTTAATTGATCAACATTTAAAATAAGTTTTGTTCCACCTACTGAAATAACTTGAGGACTACCTCCAGGATATGCTACTCGTGCAACTGTTTCACTTCCAAATGTTGAACCAGAGTCACCGGATGATATACAGACTGCCATCTTAGCATTAGTTGCTGGTGTTAATAATAAAGATTCAAAATAATCTAAGTTGGCGCCGCTAAGAGTTGCTTCGCCCGACGGATATCCATAACTTATACTGATAATATGACAGCCATCAGATGTTGCTCGTTGAATGGTGCTTACAAAATTAGCCCCAAAATATATGGTAATATTTGCGGCCGGCACCATTGTGGCAATACAATATATATCAAGTATATTTTCACCATTAGCATTATTAGGATCATCTGAAAATAATCCACTTTTGCCATCTAATAAAACTGTGTTAATTGTAGGTGAAGTAGTGCCTACAGGAAGCAGTCCGTTTGACACCATGTCATTAATCATAAAATCAAGATCGCCTTGTAAAAAGCCGCCGCCTAAAGGAGCAATAATTCCAATTTTAACTCCGGCTCCGTCATGGTAAGGCAAATTATAAGCCGATGCAACCTGTGGCGGAGTGAGGTATCCGGAACTTGGATATGCTAATGCTGTGATGTCGTCGGATAATTTTAATATTTCTAAATTAGCGGAAACGACAGGAGTATCATGTATTTCAGACATGTTATGCTTCTAATTGTAAAAGTGTTAGCGTAACTGTTACAGCCTGTTGTCCTGCAGATAAATTAGTTACTGCGGCATATATTGTTGAAGTTGTAGTTGTATCATCATTAAATCCAATTACCCCCGGGGTCATTAATACCGTTTGCGCCCCTGATGTGATTACTTCGGCTATGACACCTGAACCCGGAGTAGGATCGGTAGTTTGTGCTCTTGAACTATCGCTAGTTCTTGCTGCACTAGTTGTATATAATCTGACCCAGGCGTCGATGCTTGTAGATATTTTTAACAATGCATAAGATTTAAATCCTGTAAAATAAGTAGTTCCAGTAGTTCCGGGATAAAGAGATCCGGTCATAGCAACATGAGTTGTTCTTGAATACCCACCACCTGCGCTTGCACTGATGGTACCATCGCCGGTGATTGACACACCACTACCAATTTTAACTCCGCCTAATACTGAGGCCGTTGCTGTGGTTAGTGTGTAAGTACCTCCAGTACTAGTGCCAGCACTACCTGTATAACCTACAGTACCAGTTGATCCTGTATAACCTACAGTACCAGTTGATCCTGTATAACCTGTATAACCTTGGGTACCAGTTGACCCCGTATAACCAACACTTGCACTGCCTGTATATCCAACTGCGCCATCTGATGTTAGTTTACTACGTAAATCCTGATACGAATATCTTCGTGTAGCACCGTTATTAATTACAACAAATGTTGTAGTAGATATAATTGATGATGTAGTAGTTAATTGTGTAATATTTGGCATGTTAATTATCCCGTTGTTAAAATTTCTCCAAACTCATCTGTTATTGTTTCCGAATTTTCATCATACAAAATAATTGGATTAATAGGGGGAGGAGTAGGAGTAGTTATGGCAAAGCCATCTATGATATTTCTTTGTACTTGAGGATTAGGTTTAAATGTTTGAGCATAACCTAATGAACTTGTTTTAAATCTATTATAATTTAGTATTTCAGATACAAGACCCGATAATTCAACATTAGTCAATCCTTTTAATGTGTCTAAAATTTGCATGGGATTATACCCATCTTGCTTAGACTGTGTGATAATGGTTATAGCAATTGACTCTGCTGCAACATCTCCAAAACCTCTGTTAACAAAATAGCCTTTCATAGCGGCCAATACTGTTGAACTAATTTCTATTGGAGATGTTTGATAATTATCAAATGCTTGTACTGTTGCATTAGTTTCTGCTTTTTCGGCAGGCGGTACGTTAGAAAAAGTTTGAGACATTTTTAACCTTTAGGTGGAAATAATATCGCGGCAGGATTTGCTCTAATTTTACCGTCAACTGTTGTATTAAATCCTTTGAATATATTAATACCAACACCGCCGGGTAATGTAAACACACCCGGTTGGTCTTCTGTATTTGGCGGACTTGCGTATTTTCCTGGCCCACTTCCAATTTGCCCCATTACGCTACCTGCTATGTTGTATACGGTGGCTTTTTGTCTAGTTAATCCGCTTTCGTTTATGTAATTTTTAGCAAGGATAGTTGCAAGTTGTTGAATTAATCCCGGAGTCTGTGGTCTAATTACTCCATATGCTCTAGCATTACCTCTTTTATCAAATCCCGGATTACCTTGTCTAGGAGGTGTCCCAAATACTGAATTTTTACCCTGTTGGTCAAATGCTGATACTCCCCTAGGATCATATGTAACATCATTTGGTCCTATGCCTGCAACATTATAAGGGCTTGGCTCTTTGTCATAGTATTGCGCTGCAAACCCTGGTGGATTTTGAGTAGGTGTAATTATTCCACCATCATACATAACACTTTCATATGCAAGTGTCATTTTATTCTTTAAAATTTTAGTACCTTCCTGATCAACAGCATCATGTTCCCAGTTAACAATCTTAGGATTGATTAAAGTATATCTGGTAAATTGATGTTGATGCAATACATATAAACGTATTTGATTAAAAAACGGAACTAATATTCCATTATCATACAATCCATAACTATAATCTTTGATTGAGTATTTTGTATCACGAAATGCTTGTGTATCTAAATTACTATCATTAACATAATTTTTATAATAATTTACCCACATATTATGTGTAATATCACTATTGTCGTCATGAAATTCTATGCTAACATTGTTATAGGTAAGTTTAGTAGCAATTTGAGTTTTTCTATTATATTGATTTAATGTTTCATTATTGATAGTAAATTTAGGAAGGTCTGCTTTTTTAGCAAGTAATCCCACATCTAACCAATCATTATTGGCCCACCAATCATATTCTGGCATTATACCTGCCCGATTAATATCTAATTCTACAAAATACAAAAACCCCATTTTGGGGGCTCTAGCATATGTACTATCAATATACAAGCCGCTGGCATGTTGATAGTCCCTCATTATGGGACCATATCCTTTGCCAGTTAAAAAATTAGTAAATGCGTTTCCGTCGCTCATAATAATATTTAGCCAAAGAAAAACCTGGCTATTAAACCAGGTTCTTCTAATTTAGTTAATTTGATTAACCTGTTGTTAATCCTTGTGCTGTTGGTGGTCTTACAACACGACCAACATCTAAGCCAACACCGCTGGATGTTCCACCAGGCGCTTCTAATTGAATTGCGTTATCAATGGAGATTGTCATCTCAATTTCTAACGGATCGTTCTTAGCATAATCTCCACCTGAATATGTTACCTGTTTAACAAAACAACCTAGATATTCAAAACTTTCTAATGTTACAGGCTCGTAAGCACCGTTACCACCGTCGAGAATTTCAACACGCATTCTAAACTTATAATCAATACCTGCTGCTGCTCCTGCTTGCTCAAAAAAGTCAAACTGTTTCTGTAACTGTTCGCCGACTTTCTTACTAACTACTCCGCTTGCGTCATCGCGTATTTTTAGTTTTGGATCGCCCCACTTGTGTTTACCAAGCATTTTAACTCTGCTGTTATAAACGTCAAGGGTGAAATCGTCAAAAGTAAGTTCAGGACGACTTACAGTCATAACTTGTTTAGTCATTTCTGTAGTTGGTGTGCCTGCTACTCCAAATTGATCTAACGTAACGCGAAAGCGATACGCTAGTTTTGGCATTAACAGTCCCTGTGTGGCCGCTGATTGTGACCCTGCTAATGGTACTGTAAATCTATTCAAACTTCCTATTGGCATATAAATGCTCCTTAATCTATGTTATTTACCTATTATAAACCGGCTTTGATATCACCAGTATTTTTCAGTCTTAGAGGAATGTAAATAAACTCAACTGCTTTTACGGGTTCGATAGCGATATCCATGTATAATTCGCTGCGATCAATTCTCGCAGGTGTATTGTTAGTTTCATCACAGACTACAACAAAGTCATACAATGCACGTGATCCTACTAATTCAAGCATTAGGCTTTCTGCTGCTGCTTTAATTTCACGACGAGTCTGTGCATCATTAGGTTCAAACAAGAATGGTCTTGCAAGAATATCTAATTGACGACGTAGATAGCAAACTAAACGAGCAACATTAATTCTATCTAGGCTACTAGCATTTTTAGCACGAGTACGTTGACCGTATGCTACTAAACCTACACCTGTTAATGATGCGATAGGGTTAATTTTAACTTCGCTCAATACATCTCTCAAACTTTGATATAATGCTACTGATTTAAATTCACCTTCACCGGTAATGTAACCCACTGATGTAGCATTATCAACTCCGCCACGACGTGTTCCTGCTGGAGCAAACCATTGGAAACTCTTGGCATCACTGTTGATAATAGTACGTAACATCATGTGGCTCGGTGGAACAACAATATAGTTGCCAGTATTATCGTTAGTGTAGCCACTTGGATAATACATAGCCATATATTCATCATATGTTACCGCACCGTCATCATTGTTATCAAGTGCTAGATTTGTGTTTAGACCATATGCATGTAATGCAGTACCATTTGGCTCTAAACGGAACGGTGTATCACCAACAACAAATGCTGTGATACCTCGGTCAGTATTAAATCCAACCATATTAGCAATTGCTTCAGGATAACCAGGAGTTGCAATCAAGTTAAACACAACTGTATCTGTATCTCTAATTCCAGAGTTTGTATCAAGAGTTGATTTAAATGCTGCCACAATTTGTGCTCTTTGGGCATGACGACCAAATACACCAGAACCGTCTTCGGCTACATTGTGTTGTGAAACCCAACGATCTGTTTTGTATGCAGCCATAGATTCTCCGCCAGATTTCGGATAACGAGCATTTATTCCACTGTTAGCATATATATCAATATATCCTTGCATGTATTTTTTAACATTAAAGCCACTACGACGAGTATTGACTAAACGCATACCTGCTGGATAGATAGAAGGATCAGGTGCATCAGGATCGAGATAGTTGCTAGTCAATAAGGTCTTGATTGAAGTAGGAGTTAATGTAGCACCTGATGATGCCCAACGTGCATCGGCAAACAACCAACCATTTGGTGTTGATTGATCAGTAACATCTTGTTTAACCCAACCGTTTGCTGTACTATAAACATATATGTTTTTGCCATACATATCCATATCTGAAGTATCAATCCAGATATCGTTTGCAACTACGGCGCCGCCTTGACTGTTTCCAGTTTGCGTATCAGGCATTGTAGCAGATACTATAGGTCCATTTGGATCAGTACTACCATATTTGTTTTTATACCCAACCCAACCATTTACTCCATCATGAACCATAATGTCTACTTCATCATGTATAGAACTGTACCATAATTGTCCATCTGCAGGAACATTATATGGAGCGTATGTATGTGATTGATACGTTGCGGGTCTCCAGTTGGTTAATAAGAATTCGTAACCAGTATCTCCACCGGGTGCAGTGTATACCCCAGGAATAGTATTAAAAAATCCAGAAGATAAAATTGGGGTGCCTGCTCCATCATTAATTTCAATATCGCCGCCTAGTCTATGAGTAAACGTTAGTTTAAAACTTGCAGGATCATATGTTGCTGAAACATTTTTTAATCCTGATGCGGCTATTAATGCCGGAATATAAGATGCAATGGTTGCCCCAGGGTCGCCAGGACTCCATGAAATAGTTTTTTCTGTATCCCAAGCACCAGAACCTGCGATAGTTTCTCTAATGACAAATGCATATGTACCCAATACTGCTTGACTTGATGAAGCATCACTAGAAATAACAGTAGGACCAGTTTTACCACGGGTCCATATTTTAAAATCAGCCATTGAATCGGTACCATTTTCAATATTAGATTCTATAAACACTGTTCCAGCAGGAATAACTGATCCGCCAGTTGAATCAAATGCTTTTGTTGCGGCTGGTAAAATACTATAAATTGGTGCTGTTACAGCACTCCAACTCTTTGTTGCACTACTATAGCGTTTTACTTTCCAATCTGCTCCGTTGGTAGGAGTTGTTGTTGTAATCCAAACACTTTTATCTACGGTAAATGTAGGATAGTTATAGTGTTCACTTATTTGAAATTGTTTATTTGTACTGTCAAATAAATTTTTAACTGCTATCCATGTAAAACCACTACCCTTGTAGTATAGTTTGATCCCTTTGCTAACTGATAAAACCATGCAATAATCGCCAGGTTGACCAACAGTGTTACTGGGGGCGTTACCGGAGAATTTGCTAGTATCAATATCATCATCATTTAAAACTATAGGAGTTTTAACTGTAAAAGTTTGTTTAGTATTATCCCATTCTTTAATACCAAATACAGTAGATGCAGTGTCAACCCAAAGTTGTCCATTGGTTGGACTTCCAAGAGGAATACTTGATTTTGGTAATAATTGTGCTGTATCAATATCTGCTCTTACAACATAAGCACGACTACTAACTCCTAGTAAACTATATGCTGCTTGTAAGCCATATTCATTTAGTTCATCACCGTGTAACGGATTACTACTAGCATCGGTATAAAACTGTGGAACGCCAAACGTGTCAGTTAGATCACGTTGTCCGGTCATTAACCATATTTTACCAGCATTAGCCGCTGTGGTGCCTAAAGCAGTTGTACCGCTTGGATTTTTTTTGTCTTGTGCAGACGCTACAAATATCATAGGCACGGTGCCTGGTGCTGATGGAGTATAAAAACTCTCGTCAATTACTTGTACACTTACGCCTGGTGAATTCAATGTTGCCATATATACTATCTCCTAATTGGATTGCTTCATTTATTTAGCAGGTATATGGAAAAATGCGGGGTTAAATACAAATGAAAAGGGCAGTAAAAAGGGCGCAAATGAGAAATCTTTGTAAAGAATGTGGTCAAAGGCCAGTTGCTATTAACTATTATAAGGAAGGTAAAGCATTTTATAGATCAAAATGTGATCATTGTGCTGGCCAACGCAAAGAAGGAATTCCTTTGTGGAAAAAAGCAGGCTATAAAAAGAAAACCACATGCGATAAATGCGGTTTTCTTTCTAAATATACAGAACAGTTTAATGTATTTTATATTGATGGAAATCCGTCAAATTGTAAATATAGTAATCTTAAAACCGTATGTGCTAACTGTCAGAGAATTTTACATAAACTTAAACTACCTTGGCGACAAGGGGATCTTGTTCCTGATCAATTATGATTGATTGTATTTGTTCAAATAATGAATCAATAGTGGTATCATTAATAACCGTGTGGTCAATCTTGCCGCCTGCCCAAGAATATTCACTTGCGTGAATTTTCATTCTTTCTAATTTTAGTTTGCTAAGTGCCCAATTAGCGTTTCCGTTAGGACCCTGATTTAACGAAATAGCAGCATCAAACCATTCAGGCTCTGCTCCACGTTTAATACGGATAACCTTTCCCCCTGCATTATGAATTGCTTTGATTTCATTAGGAAATCTAACATCACTAATAACAATGTGGTCTCCAGTCTTACGCATTTTATTTTCTAAACTGGCAATCCATATATCGTCATGAAATCCATGACGGCACACCTCAGTTCCCCAGTATTGTAGTACCCATCGTGGAGTAATAGTTTTACCTAATCGTTGACTCCACCATTCATCGGGCTGTTCGCGCCACTCCCGGGCTTCTTTTGTGCGACCTTCGAGTAATGTCCGATCCCATCCAAATACTGCTGCAACTGCATCTTTGAGTGTATTAGCAAAACTATCTCGCCTAAACCCATGTGTATTAACCAAATAATCTGCGGCAGTATCTTTACCTGCGCCAATTAACCCTACAAAACCTATGATCATAGCATCCCCAAGTGATACTATAATTTATTACATTTAGACTACACTGTCAAGATTTTTGTTAACCGATTACAAATGTTAATGGTGTTCCACCATCTTTGTAATTTATTAGGTCAAGTTCGAGAGTTTCAATTTCGGCTTTACCTTCACCTTTAAGTGAAGCGCCATTTAATTGTGTTGTTCCAGAAGGTGCAGCAATGCTGGCAAACTTTTCACGAGCCTCACCTAACATAAGTTTAGCGGTTGCTAATGAATAATCCTTTAACCATTGTCCCGCAAACTGATCTTGCATTAAATTAAAGTCCGGGCGATAGTTATATAACCACAGCATAACTTCTTCTTCGGCTCTAGGACGTTGCATAATTGTAAGTTTTTTAGTAGTTTTATTAAATGTAAAGTTAATTTCGCTACCAAACATCTTACCTACTAACTTTTGATAACTGGCAAAAGCATAATATGTTGCTAATCCGCCCATATTACTTGAAGTTAGCAAATATGTATTAGAATATGCTAGATTAAATGGTTCATATAATGTACCACCTTGGCCGCCGCCACTTCTACTACCAATGCTACGACGAAAAATCTGACGCACATTAGTTACTTCTTGAGGAAGAGTGTATTCATTTTGATCTAATTCTAATGTTAAAAACCCAAAACTTTCTTCTGCTGCATTGCTACTGCGTTGGCGGAATTTAGCCAATGCTCTATCAATAGCAGTATTATAATGTATAGGATCAAGTTCAACGTCAACCATGCCAGAACCTAGCATTGCTTTAACATATTCTACTATTTTTTGGCGTTCGTTTTCGTTTTCAGTCATGCAAATATTTAGCATAAATACCTGACTATGCCAAGACTATCAATGTACCGCCCTGAAAAGGGCAATGATTATAGATTTATAGATCGTATAATTAACGAAGAATTCCAAGTGGGCGGGACAGATGTGTTTATACACAAATATCTAGGGCCAATGAATCCAGAAGAAGGCGCCAGCACACCTGCTGTTCCTAATAATTCCAATGCTATTCCTGAACTAGGGATACAAGACTTATTGTTCATGGAAAACAGAGATCGTCACTATGCCCAAGATGTATATGTTATTCGTGGAATTTATACTATGCAAGATCTTGACTTCAATTTAAGTCAGTTTGGATTATTTTTAAACAATGATAACATTATGATTAACTTTCATCTTAAAGGTAATGTTGATGCATTGGGAAGAAAGATAATGGCAGGTGATGTTATAGAATTACCCCACTTAAAAGATGAATATGCCCTTGATGATAGTCTTGTAGCATTAAGAAGATTTTATGTGGTATCAGAAGTAACACGCCCTGCCAGTGGTTACAGTCAAACTTGGTATCCTCATTTAATTAGAGCAAAATGTTCTCCACTTGTTGATAGTCAAGAATTTAAAGAAATACTGGATGCTGATAGCGGAGCAGAAGATGGTAGTACATTGCGTGATTTGTTATCAACCTACAAGAAAAATTTAGAAATTAATAATCAAATTATTCAACAGGCACAAGCAGATGTTGAAAAAAGTGGATACAAAACTGAACAATTTTATGTAGTTCCTGTTAGCACTGCTACTAACGGACTTGCAACACCAGAAGATACATCTATAGAAAACATAGATGCTAGTTCTGAATTACTTGATGCTAGTGCAATGTTAGCAACACCTAATAAAAATTACTATATAGGATATCTAACAGGTGACGGTATACCTCCAGATGGAATCCCTTATGGATTTGGTATTACATTCCCTAGTACTGCAATTGAGGGACAATTCTTTTTAAGAACAGATTACTTACCTAATAGATTATTTAGGTACGATGGACTACATTGGATTAAGTATGAAGATAATGTGAGAATGACCACTAGCACATTAGGCGAAACACAAACTGATAACCCATTATTAGTAAGAAGAAAACTTAAATCTAGTTTTATTAATAATACAAATACAGCAACTATTGCAGGTGAAGTTGTTGTAGAAAAACAAGCACTAAGCAAAGTATTAAAACCAAGAGCAGACAATTAATATGGACTATTTTTATGACGGACAGGTACGCCGATACCTAGCACAATTTATTCAAATAATGAGTAACTTTGGATACAAAGATTCTAAAGGTAACATTGTTCAAGTTCCTGTTAGATATGGAGACATGACTAGGCAAGTTGGTCAAATACTTAAGAAGAATAGTGAGAATACTATCCCTAGTGCGCCATTCATTGCCTGCTATATAAAAGAGTTAAATTTTGATCGAGATCGAATGCAAGATCCTACATTTATTAGTAAAATAAACATAAAAGAACGTGCATTTGACGAAAATAATAATGAATATTTACACACCCAAGGCAGTAACTATACCATTGAACGTATAATGCCAAGCCCATTTAAATTAACATTATCAGCGGATATATGGTCATCAAATACTGATCAAAAATTACAAATATGGGAACAATTGATAGTCTTTTTTAATCCAAGTTTTGAAATACAAACTACAGATAACTATGTAGATTGGACAAGTCTTAGTGTGGTTACATTGGATAGTATTACCTGGACTAGTCGTCAAATTCCACAAGGTGTAACTGAAGATGTCGATATTATGAACTTAACATTTCATACGCCTATATGGATTACTCCTCCTGCTAAAGTTAAAAAATTAGGTGTTATTACTAAAATTATATCTAATATATTTTCTGAAACTGCACAAGGTGCAATTGCTTCTAAATATGATATCGAAGGTGCATCGAGTGTATTTGCAAATACATCTCCTGATACTACTTTAACTGTTACACCGGGTAATTTTAGTTTATTGGTATTAAACAATACTGCAAGATTAATAAATCCAAACGGGCAAGGCGATAATATAGATGTAACATCTCCCAAAAATATTGCTTCTTGGTTAAAAATATTAGATTTATATCCTGGAAAATTTAGAGCAGGATTAAGTCAATTAAGATTTGCTCAAGCAGATAATAATGAAGTTGTAGCCTATATTAGTCTTGATCCGAGTGATGACTTCGGCATGCGATTAAACATAGACCCAGATACTATACCTAGTAATACCACAATTTCTAGTACATACAATCCTGTAGGTAGGGGAAGCGTAGATGCTGTAATAAACCCAGATACATATAATCCTACAGGTGTTGCTGCGGGTACACGCTATTTAATTTTAGAAGATATTAATCCTCAATTTGGTCAGTCAGAATTTTTTGGTTCTATTGTATGGCAAAATGCGGATCAATCAGATTGGCAGGCATTTGCTAATGATATCATAGAGTGGAATGGGGTTGCTTGGAATGTTATTTTCAGTTCAGCAACACACTCTGGGGTAATTTACATAACTAACTCATATACTAACACTCAATACAAATGGGAAAACGGTGCCTGGAGTAAGAGTTATGAAGGTGTATATGATCCGCAATTATGGCGTCTAATACTTTAAATCAAATAATTTGTAGTGGTGGTTTATTTCTAGCAAAAGATACCAAACGCTTTTTATTACTATCAAGAACACAGGCTAAAACAGCAGGTACTTGGGGATTTGTTGGCGGCAAAAAAGAACCCAACGATAGTACACCATTTGACGCACTTAAAAGAGAAATTGAAGAAGAAGTAGGAAAAACTCCTACCATTAGAAAAGTAATTCCTTTAGAATTATTTGTAAGCAATGATCAAAATTTTCAATATAACACATATGTATTACTTGTTGATCGAGAATTTATTCCTACGTTAAATGACGAACATGCAGGATATGCGTGGTCAAGTTATGATCAATGGCCTAAACCTTTACATAGGGGTGTAAAGAATTCTTTTAGCAATAAAATTATTCAGGCTAAACTTGAATTATTATTAGATTTACTCTAATAAATCTGGTCCAAATGCCCATAAACCTAAATGGCGCATTTCCTGACTTAATACAGTATCAATTTTAATAGTACGTCCTGTACTTGAGATTTTTTGACATAGAACCATGTCCTCACCTAAAAAGTCGTTTGACTGTGGACTCCACTGAAAGTCAAACCAGGGTTTAGATAGTTCAGAAAATATTTCAGTTTTCATCAACATGCATCCCATGCCAACTCCTTCAACAGGAACTAGTCCGTCATATACATCAAAGTCTAGAGGGTTTTCCCAATCGCCAATTGTTTCGTATGCTACGCCTTTTACAGGAAGTTGACGTCGAAGATAATTTGCTGCAACTACATCCTCGTCGTGTTCTAATAATCGAACGGCGGTAGTTGCAGGAAATACCATATCACTATCTAACCATAAGGTATATTCTGCACCCGATTCAAGTGCCATGGTGGCTAATCGTTCTCGTTGTGTAAGTAAAATAGTACTAGCATCCATAAACACATGTGTGTCTATATCATTCATTGTATTGAATTTAACTAGTTCAATTAAACTCATAGCATGGGCAGAATGTAATGTATCTCTGCATGGGATACATACTGCTAATTTACCTTTTTTACTGGACCATTTACTTGTTGAAAATACTGATTTCTTTTTCATGCGCCTGCAACATCTTTACTAAGTGTTTCACCTTTGATTACTAATCCTTGAATAGAATTTAATAAATCTTGAGTACGTTTAGCACATAGTATAAAGTCACTTGGGGCAAGTTTGCAAGCGGTATTCATCGTTTCGTAACTTAATTTGCCATTAGTTATTACTTCAATGGCACTTATTTTTGCCAAATCTTCAATAAAAGCATTTTTAGCATCATCGTCTGTACGATTGATTATATCTTCAATATCGCCTTCTTCCATTTCATCTAACAACTCTACAAGAGAATCTAATTCTTGTTGTTCGTCAGTTGATAAAGATTTTAGTAATGATAGATGATGCGTACGAGTTAGGAACTGCACCAATACCTCTGGGTTAGATAATCGATCTGCCCAGATAATATTATCTAATTCCCACTTGCTGGGGGCCAATTTGATGCTGGATAAGACATCTTTAATTTGTTCTAGTTTCATAATTTTTATGTATAAGGAGTTGTTTTGCCGCCAAAGGTTTGTGAAAATTTAATTGCTGTTCCTGCAGCCTGATTAATACCATAGGTAGCACTATTACCTAATACAGAACTAAGTTTAATATTTGATCCGCCAGATGGGGCATTTCCCACTGCTCCCGGGGTTTGATTTGTAAATGCCCTATTGACTTGTCCAAATGATATTGCACTGCCTGATGCTGGTAATATTGCCATAATTTCCTCTTTCGGCCTCCTATTTATTGATCAGATTATTTAACATAGACTGAATCTGATCAATTTGCCTTTGCTGTGTTTTTATAGCCTCAATCAGCAAAGGAATTATCTTCTCGTATTTAACCGCTTTGAAGCCAGTATCTCTGGTTGCTACAATTTCTGGTAAAATTGCTTCAATTTCTTGTGCTATTACACCAATGTCATGTTTGCGTACAAAATAACCATCTTCGCCGCCTCGACTTTTTATATATTCGTCTGTCCAATCAAAATATACACCACGAATTTGATCTATCATTGTGATAGGATCTTCAATTACTTGTACATTTTCTTTTAATCTAGCATCAGAGGTATAGTAGGCAGTGATTTCGTTAGTTGCACGTATCTCGCCAGCAGTAGCAGAAGAAGTAGTAATACCAACAGTTAACGAACCAGTTGCTGTAAAATTGCCTGTTACTCTTGCATTACCAGTCACATCAAGTGGGAATGACGGGGACGCATTATTAATACCAACATTGCCAGTACTACTAATACGCATACGCTCTGTAGATCCCGTTGCAAAAATCATGTTACTTGTAGTGTTTACATAGAGCCATCCTTTTTCAATAGTATTTGCATTGTTAACCCATTGAATAAATGCTCCTTCAGTATCTGATGCTGATTGACGGAGAACAATTGCACCCGAAGTGGCAGCAACATTTTGTAAGAAGCGGCCTCGACCAGCAACATCTAAACTAAGAGCAGGGGTAGTTGTTCCAATACCAACATTGCCAGTGTTAGGATTAATTACAAAACTACTTGTAGTGTAGTGTAGCATAAATGCCGCAGTTGTATTATTAGCACTTACAAATGTAGGATAATAAGATGCATTTGTTGAAGTACCTGTAGTTAGTACAAAAATTGCATTGGTAGAATTACCGGCAACAACTGACCCAGTTGATACCCAAGTTGGAGAACTGGTACCGTTACTTTGTAAAATCTGTCCTGCTGACCCAGTTGCACCATTAAATCCTAAACCACCAGTGTCTAAGAATGTGAATAAATCAGTACTTACAGATGCATTACGTTTAGTAATTCTAAAATCCCAACCTGTACCATCACCTATATACATTCTGGTTGTTGGATAAAAATAATCTAAAACTGCTCCACTAGTTCCTAATGTTGCACCAGTAGTTGCGCTGCTTGTAACTTTAATTCCACCGTACACTTCTAATTTTTGCGTGCCAGGGCTTTGGCCAATGCCTACATTACTAGTACTTGGATTAATTGAAAAACTACCAGTAGTATACACATTCATAGCAGTTGGAGTGCTATTATTTGCGTTTACAAATGCTGGATAGAATGTGATGTTAGTTGTGGTTCCTACTGTATTAATTTGTGTTGAAGACGTAACTGCACTTAATGCGCCTACATTAACCCAAGTAGGAGCAGCATCGCCATTACTTTGTAAAACATATCCCGATGTACCGTAATTAGCAGCACCATTAAATGCAATACCACCATTATTAGTGATACGCATCTTTTCTGAATTGTTTGTACCAAAAATCATTGCCGTATTTGAACGGTTATATAGATATGCAACTGAACTACCATCATGCGAAATTAAAAATTCGCCGGTGCCTACAGCAGTATTATTCCCGGCTAACAATAATTGAGCAGATCCGCCACTAAATGCGGAACGAACTGCGGCTGAAACGGTTCCTGCATTTGAATATACATCTAATTTTTGACTCGGTGTGATTGTTCCTATACCCATGAGTCCTGTTTGAGCATTAAATCCAACTTGAGCATTAACAGTTGTAGCAATAATTGCTGCTTGTGATGAGCCTGCTGACGGAACGCCAATAATATATTCAAATGCAGTTCCTGTACTAACTGTTAAATTTGATGGAGCAACCGCTGTAACAGGATTGACCCACGCAGGTGCAACACCTGTGCCATTAGTTGTTAATATCCATCCTGCGGTATTTGCTGCTGCTAAGTATGCCGTACTTCCAGTAGTTGATTGATACGGAATAGACATAATGGTGCCACCACCGAGATTATTAGCCTTATCTGAATATCCAACAAATATAGCAGATGTATTAACGTACAAAGGCGCACTGGTGCCCGAACTCATCAACAATTGACCGATTGTGCCGGTTCCTACAAAACTGGTTACACCGGGACTTTGTTGATAAACTAGTTGACCTCTTAGACCGCCAGCAATATTAGTAGCAGTAGTAATAGTACCGACAACACTTCCATATATATTACCACCAATCCATAAATCTTTTCCAATACCTACACCACCTACAACTTGTAAGGCACCTGTTATAGTACTGGTTGCAGCAACGGTTCCGTTGATAAGCACCTGCGTATCAATAGTTGCTGTGCCGTATATTCGTGTTCCTGATAATAGTTGTGCCATAGTATAATATTTACCTAAATGTTAGACAGGCTTATTGACCTCATCAAACCCGTTTGCTACCATTAATGTTCCTGTATTTGTTTCTCTTTTTGCTACACTATTTCCATACATAGAAACTTCATCAAATAATTGAGCATATTGATTTCCAGACAAATCAAGTTTTGTATATCCTACAGATATTTCGTTAAATTCTCCACTAATAAACAGTGTACCTGTTGATGTTAGTCTAGATGCTACTGTTGGCATTATCCAAACACCGTGTCTAAACTGTTTGTAAGACTATTATAGTATTGATATACTACGCTGGCCCGGGTTGTTCCAACAAATCCTACTCTGTTACCAACATAGACACTACCCCCGACTCCTATCCCGCCTACAACTTGTAACGCACCTGTTATGGTACTTGTTGAGGCTATATTACTTGCTAATGTTAATGTGCTATTATACGTAGGAGCATTTGTACCATTACTTACTAGTACATTACCAGAGGTACCTGGGCCTGCAAATGCAGTTACACCCGGAGCACTTTGATAATGTAATTGCCCAGCAGTACCAAGAGCAAGATTAGTAGCAGTGATAGCAAGATTGGATCTATCTGAATATCCGACAAATATACTACTGGTTGTTGTAAATACTGGCCCAGTACTCGAAGCGCCAGCACTAACTAATAGTTGTCCAGTAGAACCAGGCCCTGCAAATTGTGTTATACCGGGCGAATTTTGATAGGGTATTTGTCCAGTAGTACCAAGAGCAAGATTAGTAGCAGTGGTAATAGAACCAACAACACTTCCATATATATTACCACCAATATATAAATCTTTTCCAATACCCATTCCACCTACTACTTGCAATGCACCAGTAGCAGTAGATGTTGAATTTGTTGTTCCTGCTAAGGTTAATGTATTTTGAAATGCTGGGCCTGTTGATGTATTGCCCGAACTAACTAATACTTGTCCAGCAAATCCTGCACCTACAAAATTAGTTACACCTGGAGCACTTTGATAATGTAATTGACCAACATTTCCTAACGCAATATTAGTAGCAGTAACAGCAGTAATGGCCTTATCTGCATATCCAACAAATATAGCAGATGTGTTAACATACAACGGCGCACTAGTACCTGAACTCATCAGCAATTGACCAATAGAGCCGGGGCCAGCAAAACTAGTTACACCGGGGCTACTTTGATAGGGTATTTGTCCAGAAGTACCGGCAGCAATATTATTAGCGGTAACAGCAGTAATAGCCTTATCTGCATATCCAACAAATATAGCAGATGTGTTAACATATAACGGCGCACTAGTACCTGAACTCATTAATAGTTGACCAATTGTACCAGTTCCTACAAAACTAGTTACACCAGGGCTTTGTTGATAGAGTAATTGTCCAAAAGTACCAGCAGTAATATTAGTAGCAGTAACAGCAGTAATGGCCTTATCTGCATATCCAACAAATATAGCAGATGTGTTAACATACAACGGCGCACTAGTACCTGAACTCATCAGCAATTGACCAATTGTACCAGTTCCTACAAAACTAGTTACACCAGGGCTTTGTTGATACAATATTTGACCTCTTAGTCCGCCTGCAATATTAGTAGCGGTAGTAATAGAACCATTAACAATTCCATAAATAGTTCCACCTATATACATGTCACCACGAATGCCAACGCCGCCTGCTACTACTAATGCACCAGTAGTAGTCGAAGTTGATGATACTGTACTTGCAACACTTGAATTTCCGCCTACATATAAATTTCCGCCTATACCTGCACCCCCTACTACTTGGAAAGCACCGGTAGTAGTAGATGTTGCATTAGTTGTTCCTGACAGTGTTAATGTATTTGCCCAAGTTGGTGCAGAGCCAGTTCCGTTTGTTTGTAATATATTCCCAGCGGTTCCTGCTGCTAAGAAAGCGGTAACATTTGGTCCACTTTGATATACCAACGCCTGTGATGTACCCCCAGCAAGATTTACATCTACTGCTCCTTTGCTGCCACTTACTATTTCATTTGTTATAGTTGCATCTGGAACAAATGTAAAAAATCCTGTGCTATCATCAAACCCAAAGAATCCTGTTTTTGCGCTGCCTGAAAAATATTTAAATGCAATACCTTTATCTTTATTGTCATTAACAGTCAATGGTTGATTACTTGATAAACCGCCTAAAGTTAGTATAGGGTCTGTAATATTTGTTACTGTGCTATCAACAACTGTTGATGTTCCTTGTACTGTTAAATTACCTAATATTGTTAAATTATTTTTAACTGTAGTTACACCTGATGTACCACCAATATTAACCGAAGTAGCAGACCCTGCAAAATTTACAGTAGTGGCCGATGTATTAAGTAAATTAAAAGTAGAATTAGTGGTTCCTATGTCACCACCTATATATAAATTGCCTCCAATACCAACACCACCAATTACCTGTAATGCACCTGTATTAGTATTTGTCGATATTAAACTGCTTGAAAGTGTTAGGGTACTTGAAAAAACTGGACCGCCCGTTGAGGTTCCTGCGCTTACTAGTACCTGCCCTATAGTTCCAGGGCCAAAAAATCCAGTAACTCCCGGAGTTGATTGATATGGAATTTGATTAATCAAACCATTTGCTAGATTAGTTGCAGTGTTTATAAAAATACTTCGTGGATCTTGCCAGAATGGAGAAGAGGTTCCTGCAAGTAAAAAATATCCAGCGGTACTTAATGGCAACATTGTAGTTGTTCCTGTACCATTTTGATAAGGTATACTACCTACTGCGCCTCCAATTATATTAGTAGATGTAAATGCATTAACAGAATATCCTATTAGTATACTAGATGTGTTAACATACAACGGCGCACTAGTACCCGAACTCATCAGCAATTGACCAATTGTACCAGTTCCTACAAAACTAGTTACACCGGGGCTTTGTTGATAAAGTATTTGACCAGAAGTACCAGCAGCAATATTAGTAGCAGTGGTAATAAGTCCTGTTAGAGAACCATTACCATATATAGTGCCTCCAACATATAAATTACCACCGATGCCTGCACCACCAATTACCCGGAATGCTCCGGTAATCGTAGAGGTTGCGTTAGCCGAACCTGATAGTGTTAATGTATTTTGAAAAGTGGGGGTTCCTGCACCATAACTTACAAGTACAGTTCCGGGAGTACCTGTTGTGATAAAATCAGTTTTGCCGGTATATTGCTGATAAGGTATTTGGCCAGCATCGCCATTGTTTATATTGGTAGCAGTTGTAATAATACCCACAATTGAAGCATTAATTATACCCGCTACACTAACATTACCGCCAACATATAAATTGCCGCCTACACCTGCACCGCCTGCTACTACTAATGCACCTGTAGCAGTTGAGACAGAATTTGTAATATTAGTAAATGTGCTAACACCTGCAATGTTAGAATAACCACCCACATACAAGTTTTTAGCAATGCCAGCACCGCCAAATACTTGTAATGCACCTGAATTTGTTGATAATGACTGTGTTGAACTTTCAACGGTGGCCGTAGTAGAAACCGCAAGGCCATTCTTGACTCTAAAATCTATATTGACTGCCATTTAGTTTCCCTTTCCACGCAACGGCTTGTTACATTATGTTATTTATTAGTAAAAAAGAAAAGGGCAATAGCCCTTACTTTAATATGCATAGAATTATTATAACGTTACTGTGGTTCTAACCATTTTAATGGTCATAGTTGTTGCATTAGTTGGCTTAAATTTTACAGTTACAAGTGTAGAACTCCATGTAGCGTCAAATACACCCAATTGACCGTTATTTGTAGAAATTCCATATTCATTTATATATGCATTTGCTCCGTCATGGAATACTGAAATTTCAGAAATATGGATATTTGACCCGTCAACTATTTGTATAAAATATTTTGCAGAACGGAAAACAGTAGAACTAAATGTATCTAAATTAACTTGAGTATTTCCTGAAATATACCCACTAGTAAAACTTGCCTGTAAATTATTATTAGAATATAATGAAGATACGCTTGTTCCTGAGGAAGCCGCCTGCGTATGTCCTGCTGTAATCTGTCCACCAACCACTAAATCTCTAGTAAGACCTATACCACCTGTGACATTCACTGATCCATTGTAAGGTGCAGTAGCATTAGAGCCTTCTGTAAATGTTGCAACTCCGGATATAGCAGAAGAGCCATTTACTGTTAAATTAGTTAAAGTTGTAATTGTTGCACTCAACGGTGCTAAAACTGTTGATCCACCCACATAAAAGTTTTTTCCAATTGCGGCGCCGCCGTAAATTTGTAGGGCGCCTGTACTTGTACTAAATGAATTTGTAGAATTTGTAACTGTTGTTAAATTTTTAATTTCAACATAACCATTATTATTACCAATAGTAATAGCAGTAGCAGACCCAGCAAAGTTTATTGTGGTAGCAGTGGAGTTTATTAAATTAAAAGTCGTTTGATCTGTAGTCAGATTACCGCCATTAATTTTAAGATTTCCTAATAAAAATTCATTGCCGCCTACCCAGACATCGGAACCAATACCAACACCACCTACTACTTGCAATGCACCTGAAGAAGTACCGGTGCTGTTAGTAGACGTTGTTAATATTGCTGCGCCAGCATTTATTACAGTAGAACCGAGTGTGCTAGTGAATATTAATGTTGATCCAGAACCCGATGCTTTAATGGTATCAATGTTTAAACTGTTAGCACCTAAATATAAATCTGAGAATGGGTTTGCTACCGTACCTAAACTAACAGTATTGTTAAGAGGTATTAATGTATTAGTAAAATATGTATTGCCACCAATATAAACATCGCTTTGTAGTCCAACCCCACCAGAGACATTTAATGCCCCTGTGACGGTGTTAGTAGCAGACGTAGTATTTGTAATACTAACACTAGTTTTTATTACTGTAGTCCCTGTACTTGCTCCAATATTAATAGAAGTAGCAGATCCTGCAAAATGTACAGTAGTTGCAGATGTATTAAGTAAACTAAAAGCAGTTGCATTAGTAGTAATATCTCCACCATTTACATTTAAATTACCTTCTAGCCATGTTGAACCATTTACATTTAGATTTTTTCCAATGCCAACACCGCCTGCAATTTGCAATGCACCGGTGCTAGTATTAAATGAGTTTGAAGAATTTGTTATTGTGGTTAAATTCTTAATAGAAATATAACCATTACTATTACCAATAGTAATAGCAGTAGCAGATCCTGCAAAGTTTACAGTGGTAGCAGTGGAGTTTATTAAATTAAATGACAAACTTTTAGTAGTTATATCTCCACCATTAATCTGTAAATCGCCTGTTAAAAATTCGTCGCCACCAACATATAAGTTTCCACCAAATCCAACGCCGCCTACAACAGTTAATGCTCCTGTATTAGTGCTGGCTGAATTTGTAGTTCCAGTAAATATCGCATTAACGGTACTAAATCTAAATTGATTGTATTCGTATCTAAGTCCATAATCAAATACTGTTGATCCTATTCCATTTTGAAACGGGATCCATCCATCAAAACCATTAGCAATATTTGATGCGGTAGTTGCTGATCCTGCGGATAATCCTGTAGGAGTGGACCAAGTTGGAATACCATTTTGAGATAATAATATTAGTCCAGCATTTCCGATTGTTAAAAAAGTAGTTTCACCTGGTGTAGATTGATAAGGAATTGATCCTCTTAGCCCGCCTGCTATATTAGTTGAAGTAGTTGATTGTTCTACTACTCCTGATATTAAGTTAGTTAACGTATTATACGTTAATTTAATATCATCAGATAATCTACCATCAGCAGCAACTATAACTATTCTACCTTGTGTTAGTCCTCTTGCAGTTAAATTTTGTCCATTTATATCTTCGCCAACATATAAACTACCACCAATGCCGACACCGCCAATAACAGATAATGCTCCAGTGTCAGTTGACAATGAGGTTTCAGTTCCAACTAATTTTATATTTGCTGTTTTAAATGTTCCGTAGGTAGCCGTACTAAAGGTTCCCGATAACTCGTCGGCATTGGCGTCATACCATTCTAAATATTTAGAAGAATTATTTAAAATTAATGCAGCATTTGTATCTGTTCCATTAAAGTAATGAAATCGTATTCCAATACTTTTGCCATCATCTGCTTTCCATGTTCCTGTAGTATTTCCAGGAACATGCATTTCTATTATATTATCTGTATAAACTGTGTCGGTACTAAACACATATGTAGTACCTCCTGTAAATATAACATCATTTTGAAATAGTGCCTGGCCGTAAACTACTAATGATTTTTTAATTGCTACGCCACCGGCAACATATAATGCATTATTAAATAATGTACTAGTGCTTGCTGTTGTACTTGATACTATTAAATTCTGTCCAAGATACATACCACCTTGTACAATTAACGCTCCTGTACCAGTTGAGGCAACTGTAGTAGTAGTAATTGAAACAATACCTGTTGCGGTTACTGCTTTAACTGGTCCTAAGTTTCCAGTGTAATAAAAATTACCGTCTACAGTTAAATTATTACTTACTGTTAGTGCTCCACCAATAGACGCAGTGGTTCCTACAATTAAATTAGCGGCAATTGCGGCACCGCCGTTAACTTGTAATGCATTAGATTGATAAGTTGAACTTGTAACAACACTGGTGCCTTGTATTACAATACCATTTCTTGTTACAAAATCTTCGGTTATTAGTGTTGCCATTTTATTAAACAGTCATTGCTGTTCTTAATACTTTAATTGTTTTTGGTACTGTATCGTTTGGGGTAAAGTATAGATTTACTACCCAATCTCCTCCTACGTTAGTAACGTCTTTGGAAAATGATCCCAAAGTTCCATTTGATGAAATTATTCCATATTCTGTAGCAAACGCGGTGCCTGTGTTAGATGCTACTAACATTATCTCCATACATTGAAAACGTGCAGTGGAAGTGGTTCCCTCATCAATCTGTATAAAATATTTTGAAGATCTGTAATTATTTAAACTATATGAATCAATCAAATATTGTGCTACAGTATCTACTGTAGTTTTTGTAGAGTCAAAAACAGTATCTGCAATTTGTAAACTTTCTGAATTTATTCGTTTACCAACTCCTAATCCACCCAAGACAGTAACAGCACCCGAATCAGTTGATATAGATTCAGCATCATTTAAAAAACTAATATAGTTAGTAGTACTATTTCCTCTACCTGTGACTGAGTGTAGTGTAGAAATATTGTTGAATATCAATGCTCCAGTATTTGTCATACTTACAATAATATCAATATCCACGCCCTCGTTTGCTTGTCCACTAAAACTTGCTGTAGTAATAACGGGGCTTGCATTAAGGTATAAGAATCCACCTACTACTAAATCTTGTTGAATATATGCTCCACCATCTACAATTAACGTTCCCACTGTAGGATCTTGAGGAAGTACATTTGTACTAGAAGTAAGGCGTAGTGTATTAGCAACAATACCCGTTGAGGTATTAGATGAATTAATAACTAACCAAGCGGAGCCGCTCCAACCGTATACTTTTGAACTACCTATAGGTGCGTATGTATCTCCTATATTAGGATTTTGAGGAAAATTTAATATTGCCATGTTTTTACTCTTTTATTCATTAAACTGCGCCAACTTGTATCCAAAATGTACTAGTGCCGTCTTTGATATATTGTAGGTATGCAAGATTAGTTGCATCGATCCATACATCTCCCAATCTTGGAGCCGCAGGGGTTGAAGTTGTTACAAATACTCGGGGAGTATATAATAGATAATTTTCGTCTTCTATTCCTGTATTGCTATATACATCACCTCCTATGCCAACTCCACCTACAACAGTTAATGCACCGGTTGTTGTAGATGTTGCTGCTAAAGAATTAACAATTGATGCTGTAGTAAATGATGCAGCAGCAGATGTATTCAATCCTATTGATGCATTATCTATGCTACCTAATCCTGATGGATTTATAGTAACTTTTCCACCTGATGTTGGCTCTAAATATACATTAAATCCTACAGGACTTAATTCTACTTTTCCACTTCCAATAGCATTAAGTTGTTTTTCTACGTTTATACTACCATTTACACCTAACCCGCCTGCAACAACTAATGCTCCGGTAGTGGGATTTGTAGAAGTTGTTAAACCACCAATATGTACATCGTCACTGATACCAGCGCCACCTATTACAGTTAACGCACCCGTCGACGGACTTACTGATTGCTCTCCTATACCTATTTCGGTATTAGCATTTAAAGTAGCAGATCCTTGACCATTATAATAAAACACAGTTCCGAAATTTATTTGATTATCGACACCGTCAACTATAAGAGCACCGTTAATTGATATTATGTTATTACCTTGCGTTAAATTAACACCGCCTGTTCCTGCAAAGAAATTATAAGAGCCTGTTGTTAAATTTTTTGCAATTTCATAACCAAACAAAAAGTTATTTTTACCATCAACTAATTTTCTTCCTGCATTAGTACCAATAACAATATTATTATCTTTTAGTAAAATTCTACTTACAGTTCCTCCATTGATATACGTAGAATAACCTGTACTATCCGACGGTGTACCTAATATATTGTCTGTGTATAGGGCGATTGTTAACGTGTTTAACACTCGAACATAAAATGCCTGGGTGTTTAGTTCGGTCATTCCGTTAACATCATTAATTCTTACATATGCTCCATTTGATAAATTATGAAATGGTACTGATAAGACTGTTGGATAAGCCTGTGTAGCAGTTATTATAGAACCTATAACAACGTCAGGTACTACTCCTAATTGTTTAAGTGCGCCATCTCCTATAGCAATAGTATTTAAAATATGAGTACCGGTGCTTAATGCGTCTCTACCAATGGCAATACTTCTATAAGAAGTATCTAGGCCTCCAAACACATTGTAACCAATTGCAATATTTTCTTGACCGTTATCATATTCATAATCTACTACAGTAGCAGTACCACGAAATACAATATTGTTATACCCTTCAAAACCTCTACCTATAGTAAGATCATTTACATGTATATCTTCTTTTACCCATAAGTTTCTACCAATACCAACTCCGCCAGTTACTACTAATGAACCTGATCCAGTGCCAGTAGAGATTGTGGTAGTTCCAGTTGCTAAAATTGTAATTGTACCAGTTGACAAACTACTATACATACGTGAGTTGTCAAACTCAATGTTACCTAAACTAGAAGCATATCTAGTTTGATATAACTCATTGGTAATTAAGGTAAATCCAGTGGTACTTGTTGTTGGAGGTAACTGGGGCATTGCTCCTGCGGTTGCTAGGAACTCTCCACTTCCTCCTTTTCTTAATCTTTTTCCACTTATTAAATTTGGCATACTGATCTCTTTTTAATTATTTGCTGTTTCTAATACGCTTAATACTAGTTGAAGTGCATTAGTGCTACTGCTAAGATTGTAAGCACGAACACTATCTAATTGCTCTAAAATAAGTTTGCCTGTTAATACACTAGCAGCATCTCCGCCTGGAATTTCATAATCTTTAACAAGATAACTATCAGTATTTCCATCTTGACCGCCATTACCTTGTGCATCTCGTAGCACCGGTCTATTTCTATGATGTAGAAAACTGCAAGTTTGTGTTACTGTAGATATATTAGAAATTTGTGCCATTAATATAATTGCAGTAACACCAATAGGTGCAGTATATACCGTAGATGTTTGCATACCCGCTGTATAACTTATATACGCAGTTGCTGACGTTAGTTTAGTCGTCTTTGTTTTAAATGTGTTTAATGGAATTAACGCCATAATTTATCCTTTATAATGCTCCGCCTTCAATTGCTAGTATAAACGGTGTCATATTAGCAAATAATGATTTAGTAAATGTTCTACCACTTAGAACACCTGTTGCCTGACTAATAACTAATCCCGGACCAATACGGAAATCACCGTTTTGATCTGTACTTGTAAAGAATACTTTACCGTTATCAAGTTGTACAACTTCTTTACTTTGAACAGGATCAGCAATACCTCTTTGTGGTAGTGCTCCATAATTAGTACCTGCTCCTACATATTCAAATACATATCCACTAGCACTAATGTAACTACGTTGATAGAAGTTTACATTTGAGCCGTCTGGGAATAGATCAGTTCTTGTAACATTTTCACCTAATTGAACAATTCGATGCGTACCATGACGAGACCAATAACTTAAACCGTTGAATACAGAATTATATCGTCCTCCGGATTCTATATCATAGATTATTCTAGTCATTATTAGTCCAACATCTCGACGACATTTTGCATCGTCGTATCGTAAACCAGTAAATTGTTGTTTTACAAATGCGCTTACTTCATCTGCCATAAAAGTAAGATTTTCTTTTATTAATGTTATAGCACTTCCCGCACCTGTTACAGTTGGTCCAGATTTAGTTCTTTGTGCAGGTTTTACAACTAACTCAGCGGCTGCTAATGTTGGTGCATTAAGAATACTAATTATTTCACCAAATCTTAAATTAATAAATGATGCAGCACCGCCACCACCTTGTACCAATGGTAATTTTTTTTGCACAGAAGCAGTAGGAGGATAGTTTGTATCTACAAATGCTGTGATTTCTGCCTGTAAGAAACTTCTGTTGGCTTCCAATAATGTTGCAGCATTAATGATATTTGTATCAGTACTTCTTGTTAAATCTATTGGTGCTTTAGTCACACTAGAAATCGGAGTAGTTCCGTCAATTATGTTTGTAATCCTATCAACTAAACTTTCAGCCGTCGAAACTTCTGAGCCAGTTCCCACACTTCCCGATAATGCTTGGATTTGACTAGTTTGGTAAGGTGCTGTAATTTGTGTACTAGTAATAATATCTGTTAGTAATGATTTTAGATAATTATATGCCGCAACTGATTGTGTTATTTCACCCGGTAGTGCTGTAGAAGTATCGTTATATCCCCAATAATATGCACCGCTTTGTATTGCTTGACGATTTCCACCATATAATAAATCAAAACTTACACTGTCAATAATATATCCTATGTCTGTAGCACAACGTCCTGAATCATAACTAAATGTTGGATATACTGCTGTAATATAAGCAATTGCTTCATTTTGTAGGTATGATTTATTAGCCTGCAATAGAGCATATGCTTTCTGTATGTTTGTATCAACGCTGGCTGTTAGTCTATTTGGTACGACTCTATCAGTTATACTAGTAACGCCGTTTGTTAGTATGTCAGTAATTAAACTAAAATCAGTATTAACAATGCCTGCTTCGGTTAAAGTTGCAGGATTAGTAGTAACAGGTTGTGTTCCTGCATATCTTGTTCCAGATGTATCACCAGTTACAATTTTCATTGCTATGTCTCTAACATGATTTATAGCATTTGTAGTTGTTGTTAGTTCTTGATTGATTGTTCCAACACGACCACCATGATTCCAATATTGTATACCTGAAAAATCAACTTGGGTAGTACCATTAAACAATAAATCTTGTGCTACCGCATCAACTAGTAATCCTACATCACGAGAACATTTTGTTTTATTGTAAATAAATCCAGTTGGTGTAGGTTGTAATCTAGTAACAGTTTGATTACTAATAATTTGATTAGTAATAGTATTTAAATGTTGTAATACTGCGGTATGTGCTGCTATTTGATCAGTTCCGTCTACAGTTAATCCAGCAGTTAAAATATTACTACCAAGTGGTTTAGGATCCTCACCTACTTCGCTGCTTAATACAGTATAGTAAGAATTTCCGCAGAAATACAAATCAAAGTAATTATTATTAACATAACCTAATGCGTAATTATTTGTAGGATCAGTTCCACCGCTAGTTAGTGCATTACTCAATGTAATACTTTGATATCCTACATCAGTTACGACAGTACCTGTTGCAATATAAAGTACACCATTACCGTTATGCTGTAAACCATATTGGTCTCTAGCATATACCGTATTTCCAACAGCGATGCCGTCAGTAACAATTCCAGATATAGTAATACTACCGGTATTTAATGTAGAAGTTGTTGGGCTTGCATTTAAGAAACCTGCAAAACTTTGTTCATTTGTATGACCATCTGGTGGAATTATTTCCATAATTAAAGAAATATGTGGACGGTCATCTACATCTGGAACAAATACTCTTACCTGACCACCGTTTGGCCAAAAACCATTTGGATAGTAAGGATTAAAATCTGGGTCATCGGGATATGCTTTATATGGTGGATTATAAATTGTTCCACTAAATGCTCGTTTACCGTGCCCTTTAGACAATAAACAAATATCACCAAAGTTAGCATTACTATTAACAATACTTGCAATACCACCATTGTCTGTTTGTACACCAATTGAACAGAAAATTGTAAACACAGAAACTAACTGTGCATACCCATCATTGGTAACATGTACTCCAACTCCACCTTGATTTAATTGTGTAAATGCATCATAAACAAACGATTGGATAGGACTGCGGGCACTTATAACACCACCGTCAACTAAACTTCCTCCCATTGCACCAATAGGATCTAATTTTCTACTATCCCATGTAGTCGGTAACAGGCCTAGTCCACCCAATTCAACGGAAGTTGAAACATAAGCGTCAACTTGTTTATCTTGTTTTGGAAGTGTTGAAACATCTCCAAAATATAATGTTGCATTATTTCCAAATCCAACAGTTGGCTGGCTTAACCCTATTAAGAATGAACCATCCATTAAATCATCAACTGATGCCACAGTTGGTGGAAGTTTAACATCAGAACCATTTAGACCTGTTAATGCAAATAGACCGCCTCCTGCATACAATGCTGGTGCATATAACGGTCCTCTTTCTATGATATTAGTAATAATATTAAAGTTTCGTGTTACTGCTTCCTGTGGCATATAATCGCCACCGTATTTAAAGAACGGATTAATTACTTGAGTCGAAACTGTTCCTGTTTGTACTGTAGCAGTTGTATTAGCAATTATTTGTAATGCTAAATCTCTAGCATAATTAATTGCCATAGTTGTTGTAGTTTCTTGGCCGCCGACCTGATTATATCCAAGACTCCAATACGCTAATCCTGCTTCAACAGATTTAAAATTGCCGCCTAATAGTATATCTTGGCTTACAGCATCGACAATTAATCCAGTATCTCTATAGCATTGATCTTGATCGTACTCAAATGCTCCTGGATTATATGTTCGATTAATATATGCAATAGTTTCTGCAATTAAAAAGTCTCTGTTATTGGTAATATTATTATATGCAATAACAACATTAGGGTTGGTACTGGCAATTAATGATATTGGTTTTGCTTCATTTGCTACACCGGGTCCGTTATTAATTATATTATTAATAATAAATGTTCCAGTATTAAGTATAGTAGCCTCAGCACTAGTTGCAGAGTCTAATGAGAATTTTTGTTTTACCTTAGATTGTAACGCATTTACACCAAGGTTTTGTATTACTTGTCCTGCAATTAAAGATAAATGCGAAAATGCATTTGTAGTTTGAACAATTTCAGTTCTAATATTAGAATTAGTATCACTAAATCCAAAATAGTAAACCGCAGATTGTACTACTTGTCTATTTCCGCCATGCAACAAATCAAAACATACAGAATCTATTATATAACCTACGTCGCGTTTACATGTTGCAGTATTATACGCATAGAATCCTAATCCACCTGCCGAAGTACTTGCTGTAATGTAGGCATTAACTTCTTCTGCCAGATAATTTTTATTTTCTTGTAGTTTTGATACAGCATTTTGCACACCTGACGAATTACTTGGTATCCCATTTGGAATAATAGTATCAGTCCATTTTGTATTATTACCACTTAAAATATCTGTTAATGTATTAAACAATCTATTAATAACAATAACTTCATTTACAGTTCCGCCTTGCGTACTAGTATTTTGATATATGCTTACTGTCGGAGTAAAGAAACGATCTATTAAGTCATCAGTAGGTGTAATATTTTGTATAATTTTTACTGATAAGTCTTTTAAATATTTAATAGAATTTGTTGTAGTTGTTATTTCGGTATCAATAATTCCAGTATACCCATCTCTACTCCAGTATTGTAATCCACTAAATGTACTTTGACTATATTCTGGAGTAAAATATAATAAATCATTTGCGATTGAATCAACTATAAGTCCTGTATCTCTTCTACATTTAATTTCGTTATACGGAAATGTTTTATGAGATAAAAATCTGTTAACATAATTTATTGTATTTTCTTGAATAAATTGTCTATTAGCCTGCATTAATATTTCAGCACTAACAAATGCGGCATCGGGTCCTGCACTTTTGTATACTGCTGGTGCAACATTAGGTCCATTATTAATAATATTAGTAATAATTCCAAACAAACTTCTTACTGAAGATGTTGAAATATTTCCATCAAGTAACGCATAGTTAATAACTTGATTAAATTTCTTAGATGATCCAACTACATCTGATACTGGTTGATTAACAATAACTTTTTCCACCATATCATTTAAATAATTGATAGCAGCAGTAGTTTGTAATTCTTGTCCCGCAATTTTACTCACAACTCCGTTAAAATATGCTAATCCACTTTCGACTGCTTTTTCGTTTCCACCAAATGTTGCATCATATGCAACATTTTCAACCAATATGCCTACATCACGGAAACAAAATTCTTGATTATATGTAAAAGAAGAAGTAGTTGCAGTATCCCACCAAATACTCCCATTAACACCAATATTAGATACAATTTGATTATTAATATAACCTACTACTTGCTCTTGTAAGAATGGTTTGTTTGCTAATAATAAAGTTCTAGCATTAAAGAATCCCTTATTTTGTTGCCCTGTATTAATTGTATCACCTTGTTTAATAATATTTCCAGATGAAGGAGTTACTATAATAGTAGTAGTATTTGCAGGCCATGTTCCTATACCCACGGCTCTTGGTATTTGTACCGTTTGATTTGGTATAAACATAGTACCATCTTTTAACCATGGACCACTTTGATTTGTACAATTTTGAATATACGGGCTATGGAATAAATCAATTTTATCATCGCCTGTTAAAGGAGGAAATGCAGTTGCATACGCACCTCTATTAAATCCCGGATCAAAAGGACCTTCTAGTAATCCACTGCGACCATTTAAGAAAGTCATATAGTTAAGATAGCATCCGCTATCTACATGAAATAAATCTTGTGTTTTGTTAATTGGTTCAATAAAAGTTGTACGGATGTCACTGCCTCTGATACTAGTATAAGGTTTTAATCTTAAAGGATTATCTTCCAAATAGTATCCAGCACTGACTAAAATTTGTGTACCTGATTGATAATAAGGACTTGCCAATGCGCCGCCAATTGTACGACATGCACGACTAGAATCCATAGCACGACCATCATTTGTATCATCACCGTCTACGGTTACATATAATGTATTGGTAACTACAGGTGCAGTACCAATTGGATTTGCGCCTCTTACTCTGATATCGCCATATATATCTGTTACACCTGCATAAGGTTTAAGTTCAATAGTACCTGTAGTAGATGCAATTATTCTTGTGTATATATCGTGAACATATGCTTCTGCCCATTGGGTTGATGTATCTCCAATATGGCCTGTATTATCGTCTCTAGGTTGTACATTTTTAGCAGTAATTTTTTCATCTACATAGATGTCTTTTTTAATACCAACACCACCTTTTACCTGTAACGCTCCTGTGTCACTATCTGTTGCATTTTCATTTGAAACAACTCTGATCTTATCTGTAGTAATTCTACCTAAACTTGGATTATATGTTAGTCCATCTACTTCGCCAACTTCATCAATGTATACTAAACTTTCTTGTGAACTTCCACCAAAACTATCTTTATCAATAAAAGAAAGATTTAATTCTCTTTCTACATTGGTTGCTGTAAAAAGAATGTAGGTAGTAGTATTTGCAAATTCAATCCTACCATAAATATGACCGCCAACGTTTAAATCTTTTTCAATGCCAACACCACCGGCAACATATACAGATGCTTTTTGACGATTTGCAGCAGTATCATATCTTCCGTCCCATAACCAAGCATCACCAGCATATGGATGCGAAGGGTTACCAACGTTTTCAATATTAGTAAAACTATTTAAATACGTTGGTCCTTGTCCCCATTGTATTAATTGACCTATGTGTGCTGTTCTCCAACGAGAATTGTCGGTTCCAAGATCATATTGTTTGTCGTCTTTGGGAACTAAATCACTAATAAATTTTGCTTTAACGTTAACTTCATTAGATGAATAATTAAGACCTAATACAACATCACTAGATAATTTAGTCTTGCCGCCACCGTCATTTGCTATTATTTCAAAATTATTTGGATAGGTTGTTACATTATTAGTTGGCATTTTTTAATCCTTCAGATGTATTTATTTGTTAATGCATTCTTAGTTCCACTGCATTTATCAATGCAGAGGTTTTGTGCGGCCAATTTGGGTGACTTCTGAATCGTAATATTATTCCAAAATTTGAAGTCTGTACATCTAACATAGTTAACTTTGTGTTCCATAAATTTGTTTCATTACCGTATATTGTTGTAGGATCTAAACGCATTGATGCTAAATTATCTCCTATAATATCATTATCTAAACATAACTGAATAGTTTCGTCTGATATCCTTCCATGTCGTTGCATCGTTAATCTTACTTCAATTCCAGATAATGTTTCAGGAAGATTAACAAAGTTAAATCCTGTTGCCTTTAAAAAGTAAGTTTTCTCAACTAAATCATGATTTGGTTGTTTAGCAATATGCAATAAGTCTCTTGATGTCTTAATTGAACCACTTTCTAAATTCTTAAGTGAATAAAAATTATTAGTTTCAATCCACGGTACATGATGTTCTTCAGCATCTGCTTCGGAATATTGTATCACGGTTGTAGGTAGGGCCCAATTGGAATTCATACCGTATTTACCTTATTGCAAATTGTACGCACTAAATGAAAAAAGGCTCTTACGAGCCTTTTTTATATAAACTAATTGATTAGATTGTATGTGCAATACTAACAATTGTACCGGTTGCGGCGGCTAGTGTCCACCCTGTAGAAGCACCATTTGTTACCAAATAGCCGGCACCACTAGATGTCGAACGAATAACAACAGCCCGACGAGCAGTTAATTTCTTAACAAAATATGTGCTGCCGTTAAAGTCACTAGCAACAATATTCATTGAACCAGGAACAAGGGTAGAAGTTGCTGTTAATATACACTGGCCTTGACCTTGTGCATTTTGAACTAGATAACGCTTGCTAGATTCTTGTTTCATAATATCGCCAGCATTAACAATACCTGTACCAGTAGTTAGGTATGAATTAAAGTTAATAGCATTTTGAGTGTTTGATGTTACACTAACAGTTTTAGCAAAGCCTGCACCTAAATCAACAAATGATATACTAGCGTTAACAGTTCCTGCATTTGGCCATGATAAGTTAACAGCATTACCAGATACACCTGTAACATATGTAGCACTTGAAGCAATATTAGCACCTATTACTTTCATACCTGTATAAATTCCAGTTGTAGATGATGGATAAATTGCATATGCGCCGGTTGTACCAGTTGATGTATAACTTCTAGCAGTTGCGGTAGTAAGTGTTAGTGTAGGAGCACTTGTATATCCTGTTCCTGAATTTGTTATATTGATTGCTGTAATTTTACCTTGAGCATTTACTGGTTGACCTACACCACCATAAGCAACACCTGTTGCACCTACACTTGCAGTACCAGTTGCACGAATACCGCCGGCGATATTTGGAGCACTGAATGTAACAGTTACACCTTGTGAATATGCAACTGTACCACTATTGCTAATAGCAATTGGGGCAACACTTTCAGCACCTACGCCTGTGCGGCCACCGGTAGCAAAATTTCGATACGGAGTATTTAAACTACCGAAAAACTTTTTCTTAATTGGACGTCCCATTTTGTTTTCTCCTTAAAATAAACTAGTAGATTCTATCTACTACGCGGTGGGGTACCGCATAAATTCTCAGTATGAGAATGAACAATACTATTTATGTAATGGTCAACAAAAAACCTGCCAAAGCAGGTTTCTTGTTTGTATAAAATACGGATTACTTGAAACTTACGTTTGCAGAAGTAATACGAACTTTTCCTAAGTAATCAGCAGCGTTACCTAGAGAAGAAGCAGTGTTGCTCAACTCAACGTAACCGTAACGTGTTAGGAAGCCAACTACTGGCTCAAATGTTGCTGGATCTAAAACAACACCAGAACTCATTAGAGGAATATATGGGCAGTAGAACGCAGCAGCATCTGCTTCGCTTGTACCTTTGTATCCAACTAGGACCTGATTGTCATCATCGCTATCGCTCTTATAAGCGTCAACATAAACACGCATAGCGCCATTTAATGTACCAACAAACTTGGTGTTTGTAGGTGCTTCAAATGTACCTTCTGTTGTACGAGCAAATGCGCTTGTAGTAGCAGATTGTAGAATTGTCAATGCTTGGTTAGAAATAACAGCCCAGTTTGCGCTACCACGACGTGTGCGTTGAGCAATTAAGTTGCTTACGCGGTTAATCTGGATAGCCAAAGCGGCGTGTTCGTCACCAACGAATGTTGCTGTACCGGAAACTAGAGCCTGGTCATAAGTTTCTTCAATAGAAGCCAATGAACGTAGACTTGCTAGAATCTCTTGATCGATTTCAGCAGTGATTTCTTGTGCTAGAGCAGCCATGATTTCTGCTTCGATGTCAATACCTTGTTGGGCTTGTGCATCTTGAGCAGCCTCGAATGTCCAGCGAGCGCTTAGTTTACGAGACTTAGCTTCAACTGGTGTTTTCAAGATTTGGATGCTCATACGCTTGCCTGGTGTACCTTCTAATTTAGAAGTTACATCAGCACCTGCTGTAGAACTGTTGTTACCAGAGTAAGCAGCAGCAATCTTGAATGGGCTTAGAGCCTCTTCACCTGCTGTAACTACATCACCGGAAGCAACGCCATCAGCGTAGCGAACACGTAGAGTGTGGATTTGACCAACAGGGCCAGTCATAGGTTGAACACCGATGATTTCATTGGCAATAACTGTAGGCATTACACGGCGGATAACTGGTAGAATAACACGATTAAGTGTTGCAATGTTACCAGCGCTGGTAGAACCAGCGGTTGCGCTTTCAGACAAACTGCGACGTGTATTCTCTAGGCAAACGCCCATGGATGCACGACGGTTACCAGTTAGGCCTTCAAGCAGAGCGTCTTTGGTCTCTGACCATCTTTCATTTAATAATTGTGACATTTTATTTGTCTCCTTGAATATAATTATTTTAGACCCGCTAATTTGCGGATATCTAAGATGTTATCTAAGCCTACCTGTGGCTTGCTTTCTCGATTTCCAGTTACTTCAGAACTTTCAGTTAATTTTGCTTTCGCTGTTTTAACTGTTGAACCTTCCATAACAGTGGGTAGGTACTTCTCAAATGCTACTGATAATTTTTTGGTCTCTACAGACTCAAGCAATTGTTTCATTAGCGCTCTTTTATCACCTGCGATTGGTGACAGCAATTCAGCCATAACTTGCTTGCGTTCCATTAAATCTTTAGTAACGCGGATTTCACGTTGTGTGGATTCAACTAGATTTGCTTTTTCTGCAATGGCTTGTGTTGCTTCGGCAAGTTCTTGATCTTTCTTCTTAATAATCTTTAACAATTTACTTGTTTCAGATTTTTCATTTAGGAACGATGCAGAATACTCTTGTGCAAATGCTTCATATAACTTACGTCCAAATGAGTTGTTACGAGCACTATCGATATCTTCTTTCAATTGCTTGATTTCAGATGTCAACTTTTTAGTGACTGTGGCTTCAACTACCTGTGCGCTGCGTTGGATGAAACTTTGTTTAATTTCTTCAAACTTGCTCTTTGCTTCGCGAACTAACTTAACTTTCGTTTCTGCTAAATCACGTTTATCTACTGCAAACTCTCTAATTTCTTTTGCTAAAGCGTGTACAATAAATTGTTCTAACTTGCTAAAGTTTTCAGCAACTTTCTTACGATCATGCTGGAACTCAACAACTTCTTTGCCTAATTGTTTAATAACAAAACCTTCTAGTTTCTTAGCATCAGCAGCAATACTTTGTTGGTATGCTACTTTTGCTTCGGCTAGTGCTCTTTTGTCGTTATACAATTCGGCCATTTCTACGGCCAATCTGTCGCTTAACATTCTGTCGATTGCTTCAACCATAACAGTCTTATCATGACTGTATTTTTGTGCAAATTCTTCACGAAGTTCTGCGGTAACTTGGTCGCGATTCTCTTGAATTTTTGTAGCAAAGGCAGATTCAATAACAGATCTTGTTTCTTCTGTCATCACTCCTGACTCTACTAATTGTTTGAATGCGTCCATCTTTTTCTCCTCGGGCTTTATTTTAGACCTTTAATAATATTCAAGAGAGACTCTTGAAGATATTTCTGGGCCTTTGGATCTTCTTTTACTTCTCTAGCAACATTGAATGCACGATTTCCGCCTCGGCTGTTCATGAGATGCTCATAAACAGGAGTAGGATATGCACCAGGTGCGCTAGGTTGTGCAACTACATCTACTGTGATTATCTCAAAATCGGATACTTTGCCAGACATTTCATCAACGTTGCCGCTGCCTCTACTACTGACACCTAGTTTCACTCCGCTTTCAAGCATAGTACGAATTAAGTTGCCCATTGGTGTTGGCAAAATTTTCATCTTGCCATAACCATTAGGACCTTCCATCCACATTTGAGTAATCATATGGGATACACGGTCCAAATTTACTTTTAGATCATCCGGATGATCAACTTCACCTAATACAGAATAACCACTTTGTAGTTGATCATTTAGTGTTTTCACAGCACGTTCAATTTCGTCTACTGGATAGACACGTTGATTAGCATTGCGAATTCCACCTTGGATAGCAATACCTTTTAGATAAAGGCTTTTGCCATCCTTGTCATCCGACTCCATTACGATGCCGGATTGATCAAAACTTAGGTGTTCTCTTAGATAAGATACTTTCATCCTAGTGCTCTAATTATGCGTTACGATTAGGTGCGCCGTTAATTGGGCTCTTTGCTTGGCCAACGCTTGTTTGACCAGCCTTATCACCTGTACCAGAACCCACTGGGCCTGGACCAGAACCTTTCTTCTCAGCACCGTGTCCACCTTTAACAGCGGATAAGTTTTTTACACCCATCTTGCCGCCGGGAACGTTACCATTACCTGTGCCCATATCTTTAGCAGCACTTAGAAAACCACCTGCTTTACCAGCCGGGCTTGTTCCTGTTGGTGTACCGCCTTCGTGTGATACTTTAAGAATGTTAGCAGCAGTAGCGCCTGTTGAAGGCTTACCTTTGCCGGAACCAATTGGGCTACGACCTTCTACTGGAGCACTTTCTTTGTCACCTGTACCAGCACCTACGTACTGACCTTGGCTTTTCATGCTACCAGATTTGTCCCAGTCGTTTCCAACTTTCTCTGTATATTCGCGTGTAATACGACGACCTTCAAATGCTGGCTTTCCCATCATCATACCTTCATCTTCGTCATCAGCACCCATTCCTGAATCTTCTTCGTCGCCAAATCCCATTTCGGATTCTTCACCGCCTTGGGCTTTTTCTAATTCTGCAAATGCTGCTTCTAGTTCTTGGATAGCATTCTTGATATCAAAAATTGCTTGGTCTTCTTGACCTTCGCCACCTTCTTCGCCACCCATTTCGTCACCACCGATTTCACTACCAAAATCATCAGTAGCGTCACCAGATGCGCTCATTGGGTCTTCGTCATCTGCTTCCATGCTATAAGAATCTTCTAAGTCAACCGACTCATCCATTTCTTCTTCATCATCAGCGGATTCGTCCATTTCTTCATCATCAGCGGATTCGTCCATTTCTTCATCATCAGCGGATTCGTCCATTTCTTCTTCTTCGGCTTCTTCAGCGATTAAATTTTCATAAATTTCTCTAGACTTTTCAACAACGATTTGATGAAAAAGTTCGTTGGCTTTTTCACTTTCTTCATTGACGATCAAATCCATCAATTGTGTAAACTTTGTAGACATTGCGTGTATTCTCCTTAATTAGATTGCGCGGCAAGGCTGTATTGTGTGTATATTTAAACACATTTGTATAAAGGCATACGAAACAGGCCAAAAACGAACCATTTTAGGTCGTAATGGACATTTTTTTGACAGAAATCATTAAATTTTATAAAATTATGCAGCAGGTGCTGCCTCGGGAGGAGGAGCCGCATACATTTTTCTTACTAAACCCAATTCTTCTTTTTTTTCTTGTTCTCTAGCATCACCTGCTTTACGTAGATCATTTAACATACGCAATGTTAATCTAGTTTTTCTAAGATCTTTTGACTTTAATATGCTAGTATCATTGTCAGAGTTATATCTTAGATCATCAACTTGATCCGATTGTGTGCTGTCAAAATAAATGAACTCGTTAAGTAACATAATGATATTTATGCTGCGGGAGGTGCTTCTGGGGGTGCAGCCCCAGCACCTTCAGCACCTGGTTCTGCGGGAGGGGTTGCTGTAGCACCGGCTAGTCCCGACACATCAGCACCCATTTGATTAGCAGTAATGCCGACACTTCGAAGTTCTGCACTGGCTGGCAACGATGCATCATCGTCAACATTTTCTTCACGCCAAAGTTTTTCGTTTTCTGCAACTTCTTCTTGGGTAAGTCCTAAGAAACGCTTGAGCGCAAAACGTTTACTAATCTGCGGAATAGCAATCATAGTTCCAAATGTTGTAACTCTAGCAGTATCCATTTCTGCTTGACGATATGCAGCAAAATTCTGTGGCGGATTAAATTGAACTTCAAAAATATTACTATCTACGTTGATACCTTTAGTGTGTAGATACATTTTAAATTCTGTATCAAACTGCTCATTCATTAGGGATTGTAGTCGTTCGCAGTATTTGTTGAATCGTAACTCTTGTATATAGGCTGTCCCAACTCGTCCGTCATTGAAACTGCTTCCTCCATCATCAGCCCCAGTAGGTAGATAACTACTTGGAATCCGCAAAGCACGAAACAACTTGTTAGTAAAGTACCTAAGGTCATCGATCTCTCCTAAGTTAGTTCCGCCCGGTAATACCTCAACTTTACTACCTCTTCCTTCGGCGGTTTGTGGGAAAAAGTAATCTTCATTGATGCTTAATGGATTATATCCAGCATCTACTACACTTGAACCGCCACCTGTTGCACTAGGAATACGGCGTTGATTAACTTCATTTTTAACACGCTCAACAAATCCCATGGCCAAATGACTTGGCATATTTCCTACATCAATGTAAAATACGCGACGTTCTGGGGCACGTTGTATACGATAAATTAAAATTGCATCTTCTAATAATTCTTTTTGTTTATATACCTTAAACACGCTTTCTAACAAACTTGTACCAAATGGAAAGTTGTTATCAAGTCCTTCACTCATGCTAATATGTATTACATGTTTAGAATCGATTGCATATTGATTTTCGTTTCTTGTAAATCTGCTACCTGCAACATTGCTAGGATAAGACCCAGTCATTCCCCTGCTGCCGCCGGCACCGCTTTGTCCTGAACTATATCCACCACCAGCATATTGACTACCGCCGCCGGTAATATTACTAGGGTTAATTGCAGTAGTTGCAAGTGTTTCTAAATTAGGATTAAAATCACGAATCATGTATTGTTCAGGCTTTTTACCATCACTTTCGTTGACAATAATTTTATCTACTTTGTTGGGATCTATGTACATCCATGACTGTGTTTCAGGATCCCTAACAAAGAAAGTATCGCCGTATTTGAAACTGTTACGTACAATTTTAAAGATTCTAGTTTGAAATTTGTTTAGTTTAGACCACTGCTGCATGTACTTACGGATGATTTTAATCTCAGTACTTGTGGCCTGATCTTTAAAAAATACTCTAAATGGAGTTCCATTTTCTTCGTTAGATTGTGTGCAAAATTCTGCTAAAATATCTAAAGCAGCATTAATTTCACTATCACTATCCATAGTATCATACTGTCCATAACGCTCTAAACGATTTGGATGTCCAGAATAAACATCTGGAAGATAACTAGAATAATTGCGGTGTGTGGGGTTAACACGGTCACCTCCTGTATTTCCGCTGATAGGACTTAACGTTCCTGATGCGTTAACTGGAGTAAAATATTTCTTCCATGCCATTATTGTCTATATCCTTAGAATTTAAAAAGATCACCGCTTAAAGATTTAGTAGCACTTACACCTTGTTTAGTATGATCTGCAATATCTTTTAGTTGTTTTAACATTTCCATAGTGTTCTTATTTAACGTTTCTATCTCTTTACTCAAAGTTTCTGTACCCTTGCTGCCAGTGAGTCCACCTAACATAGATGACATTGCGCCACCTGCCTGTTGTGCTGCTCCTACCAAAGGAATGTTTGAACTCATTGATCCTAACATGTCTTTAAGTTTGCTCAATGGTAAAATAGCCTCGGGTTCTTTACCTTCTCCAATCATTCCTATACTAGGTTTAGTAGCAATTCCACCTTCGGCATGTTTTGGAACTTCAGCAGGTCCCATTAACTTTTCCCCGCCTAATTTACCCAATACACCACCTCCAAAACCTCCAATTGCTCCGCCTATTAATCCGCCAACAACTGTTCCTAACACCGGAACAATACTACCTATTGCTGCACCTGCTGCTGCGCCCGCTGCGGCACCTGCTAGACCACCACCTGCTTCTCCTACTATACCACCTTTTTGTTTATCTGCTTCTGCTTTTGATATTTCACCTGTTTTCTCTTTATTAGAAACATCCATGAAGTCGCTAGCGGCCATACCTAAGCCTGCAAGAACACCTGCTACTCCAGCGGCCTTACCTGCAAATTTTAAGGCACCTTTACCTACGCCAGCAGCACCTTCGGCTAATGCACCTGCACCTGCAGGTACTTTTAAACCTTTTGGAGTTTTAACTTTTTTGCCTTTTTTACCTTTTTCTAGTAAATCGCCAACACCGCCACCACCAGACATTTCTACAAAGAATGCTGTGCCTGCGCTTTGGCCGTCACGTTTTGTTAATCCACCTAGCACAGATTTGCTAGCATTTAAGAATCCGCCAACACCACCAACACCACCTTTTCCTCCGGCAACCTGCGACGCTCTTGCAACTTCTAAAATGTTTTGTAGTTTTTGTGCTGCCCAATACGCAGCCAATGCTGCAACAATACCCACTGTAACAATTTTAAATTGTACCAACGTTTCAATGATTGCGCCAAACCCTCTCACTATACCTTGTATCATAGGAGTTAACAGTTTTATAGCAGGCATTAGTGCTGACATCACTGTCTGTCCAAGTTCCTGTACAGCCTTTTGCGTTTGTACAGCATTAGCAACTTCTGCTGTTGCTAATTTTTCTTTTTTTGCTTTTTGATCTAATGCCGCATAGTATTCTTCATCAGATATTCTTGACGATCGAGTTGCTAACGCTTGACTTGTGTTTAATTGTTTTCCTGCTTCGGCATTTGAAGCACCTAATGCAAATTGTAATTCTAAAGGAAACTTTTTCATGTCCTGTTGATTTGCACGTACACCTTTTACATATTCTTTATTTTGATCGTCTAAAGTTTTACTACCATCTGTAACGTTCTTTGCTGAACGCATAACTGATTCATTAGTTTTACCCATAGTAGCAGTAAACATTTGTGCTTCTTTGGTAATAGGTGGTACACCCATAACTTTAGATTGAAATGCATCTGCTGCGCCTTTACCCCCAAGTGCTAGTGCATTAGCCATTCCACGTATTGCTTTGTCTTTTTCTTCTGGACTCATTTGTGCTAACTTTGCTTCCCAAGAAGCATTCTTAGCACGTTCTTTCATTTCTTTATCTAATTCTTCTCTGTTTTGTCCTGTAAGATCTGCAAGACTTTGCAGTTGACCCATATATTCAGTAGCACCTTTGACCAGTGCTTCTGTATTTTGCATCTCTTTCTTATTTCTACCACCTGTTGCTGTAAGATAAGATCCTAATCCTTGATTAACTTGTTCTGTAGTATAACCTAAATTTCTTAAATAATCGCCTGCTTCACTTTTTAATAATGAATTGCTTAATTTACTAAATGCCATAGCACCACTATTAGCAGTGCCACCTAAATTAGCAAATAATCCGCTATTTGCCTTCATTACTCTTGCAAACTCATCTAGAGTCATATAAGAGTTTTGAGCAGCCATACGCATATCAGTTAGGCTTCCATTGAAGTTGACACCAGTTTGACTTAGTTGTTGATATGTCTGTAAATTTTGTTCTTGAAATTTAGCCAATCTTCCAAATAGGTCTGCTACTAGCCCAACTGGACCACCTATTTGTTTTGATAATTCTCCAAATATACCACTAGCCCTGCCAGTACCATCTATTAGTTGACTAATGAACGGACTTAATGCACTATCGAGATTTCTAAAGCCTTGTTCAACTACAGCGGTGCCTGCACCCAATGCATACATTGATTCGTAAGTATATCGACTACTTTTACCTACTTGTTGTAAATTGGTATTAGCAGCGGCAACTGCGGCAGGATCTAACCCTGCTTTGGTTGCAATTTTACTAACACTTTCTATTGTTTGCTTATTTGCAGATAGTGTAGCATTTAATAAAAGTCGTAAGGTTGCTTCTGTAGCCGCATTATTCAGTGCTACTTGTTCATTGCCTATGGTACCGGTGACTTCAGCCATTCTTTTTTAGTGATAATCTACGTACATAAATAATAGTTACATATCGTATTGTTTATTTATTCGGAGACAAATCCATGGTAGCACACGTCAACAAACATAACCCGCTTGTATCATTTATGAGACAACCAAAAATCTATATTAGATTGCCCAGTAATGGAGATTATTGGCCAGCAGGTAGTTTAGATATTAGCGAAACAGGAGAGTATCCAGTTTATTCAATGACTGCAAAAGATGAACTTATGCTAAAAGTTCCCGATGCTGTTATGAATGGACAGGCAGTAGTTGAAGTATTACAGCATTGTATACCAAACATTAAAAATGCATGGATGACTCCGAGTATTGATCTTGATATCATTCTAATTGCTATTAGATTAGCCACATATGGTGAAAAAATGAATACTCCGATTACAATTGGTAATGACGAAGAATTAGAATATGTAGTAGATCTTCGTACCATTATGGATACATTACAATCGCAAATCACATGGGATCCGGTAGTACCAGTTAATGAAAATTTAACAGTTTTTGTTCGCCCAATGAACTACAAACAGATTAGCGAAAGTGCATTAAAAACTTTTGAAACTCAAAAGATTATGCAAATTGTTAACAATGATAACATGGATGAAGATACCAAAGTAGCAGCATTTAAAGAAAGTTTTAGCAAACTAACTGACGTTACACTAGGTATGGTGCAGAGTGGAATCTACAGAGTTGACAGTAGTGAAGGTAGTACTGATAACCCGGCTTTTATTAAAGAATTCGTAGACAATGTTGATAAAGATATTTTTAATGCTGTACAACATCACTTAGAAAAATTAAGAGAAATTAATTCAATTAAACCTATACAAATTGTAGTTACTGAAGAAATGAAAGCAAGAGGTATACAAGGCGAGTTTGTTGAAATTCCTATTACATTTGATCCATCAACTTTTTTCGTATAAGGCTTTTGCATCTTGACTTAGAAGGCCTCAACAATCTAAGTTTAGAATACGAGAATGATTCAAAAGCCATTAAAGAAGAACTCTTTAGAATGTGTTGGTATATGAGGGGTAGCCTCTCTTTTACAGAGGCATTTCTATTAACAGTTGAAGATAGAGAAATTATTGCAAAGATAATTGAAGAAAATTTAGAAACTTCTAAAACAACACAGATGCCGTTCTTTTAAAGATCCATACCTAAGAAGTTACTGCGAAATTTTAATTTCTTACCTTCGCCCATATTTCGAACTTGTAATCCATTTACTTTAGGACCTTTAAATTGCGGTGCTGCGGCAGGTGCCGGTGCTGCGGCAGGTGCCGGTGCTGCGGCAGGTGCCGGTTGTCCGTATGCACTCTTTACACTGTAAGCACCTTGCGAAGGAGTTGCTTGCGGTAATGGTGCTGCTTTAGGCATTCCAGAATAATTTACTTTACTTGGTGCTGGTGCCTGAGATTGCCCGCTGCCAAAATTTGGCGCTGGTTTTGCTGCTGGTGTTTCAGGTGCTGCCGCTGGTGTTTCAGGTGCTGCCGCTGGTGCTTCAGGTGCTGCCGCTGGTGCAGGCGGAGGAATCATTTCACCGGTTTTATTGTCATACTTTCCACCTGCTGCTTTATGAGCCGCACGCTCTGCATCAGTATATTGGGGAGGTACTGGAGGTGCTGCGCCATCTGCTGGTGCTGCTTCAGGTGGTGTTTCTTCTGCCGGTGGAGGAGTGTTTATACTCTTATCTAATTCGCCTGCTAATTGTTTCTTACTTGCAGGATCTAACCCGTCAATGGCCTTCATAATATCACTTATCCCACCACCGCCTGTTTTTGGTGGTGCGCCTGCATCCGGTGGACTTGGAGTTTCGCCACCTGGCGATGCTGCTCCACCTCCGCCTGCCGGTGCAACATATGGACGATCAGATCCGCCCCCTGCTACCGGTGGTGTTTCTGCTGCCGGTGGTGTTGCCCCTGCTACCGGTGGTGTTGCCCCTGCTACCGGTGGTGTTTCTGCTGCCGGTGCTGCTTGATCTTTTGGAGCCCATGATGCCTTAGCATCCGCATAACCTTTTTTAGCATCCTGCCATGCGGCTCCAATTCCACCTACTACATGTCCAGCAGCCTTGCCTAAGAATGAACCAACACCTTCATTTAACATTCGATTATGATATGAATTAACTAGATTAGCAGCAAAGTTTTCATTTAATGTTTTTGCTTTTGCTAGTCCAAGGTCTTCAACAGCAATTTTATAACCGAGATTTAAAAGTCGTTGCTGAGTTTTAATACCTTTTGGCAATCTACTGGCAACACTTTCGTGATATTTTGTTTTTTTATTAGTTGCTACGAGTTGGGTAATCTTCATATCTGTTCCTATTATTTCTTTAAGTATGCTAATACTTGTTTCTGTTCTTCGGGGGTTAGTGCCATTATTTGTGCAAGCATGTCTTTAATATTTACCGTTGAAAGGCCAGCATTCTTTTTCATTGCGTCTAACTCATCAGGTTTGGCGGCATCTGTTTTTTCATCTCTGAACATTGGGGGATCTTCTCGATCAGCAACATCCGCTGCCGCATCTGCTGGTGCGTCCAATGTTGGATCAGTTTTACCAGTTGGTGCTGGAATTTTTAAATCTGTAAAAAGTTTAGTAACAACATCGGATTTAACTCCTGCACTTTGTAATACTTTAGAAATTTCTTCACTATCAGTTGGACTACCTGCTGCTGTCCATGCTTGATTTAATGCTTCAGGAGTAACTCCGCCTGCTGCGGCCTCACCTTCTTTTCCTTTACCGTTAAACCAATCCATTACACCTTCTTTAATAGTTGATTTTAATATAACACCAGATGTAAGTAATCCTAATGACTCTTGAATGAACCACATATTCAATGTTGCTTGCTTATCAACATACGCAGATTCAAAATTATTTTTTGTTCCAACACGACTTGTTGGATTCATTATTTTTGCATATTCCGATTGCCCTTGTGGAGTATTTTGATAATAATCTTGTTGTCCTTTAATGCTGGCCATAGTAGCAGGATTACTTGGATCGGCATTATTAATTGCAGTTCCACTCCCTGGCTGCTGTACAAGTCCAGCGCCGCCTGCTTTCATGGCTGCATCAGACCATGCTTGCATCCCAACTGATCGCCCAGGTGATTGCATAACTGCGCCGGGGTCGTCCCCTGACGCACCTCGATATACCGGTCCGGGGGCTTGATCGTAAGCCCCGACATCACCTCTGGACCCGCTTGCTGGGCTAGAACCATTACCAAATCCCGAACCAGGAAACTTTGGTTCCAATACTCCTCTTGCTTGTTCTATTTCATCGCGACTTGCATTTGGATTTAAACCAAGACGTTGTGCTTCGGCACCGCGAAGCGGTTCAGGTGCGCCTGCATCGCCTTGACCTTTAACCGCACCTGCAACAGCATCAACTCCTCCACTAACAGCAGTTGTAACTAAATTACCAACTACAGCAGCAGCGCCGCCCATTAGTGCAGGTTTAATAGCACCTTTAAATGCTGATTTCCAATCTTGTCCTTGCATCTTAGCAGCAGCAATGGATATAACACCTGCAACCACTGCACCTGTTATTGCAGCAGCAACAGGGCCACCACCAAACAATGCTATCTTACTTAAAAGAGAACCTAGTCCAGCACCTACTGCGGTAAGAATAAGTTGTTGTGCCCCTGGATTCTTAATACCTTGTTTAACCCATTGCATTACACTTTGTTTAGTTGCTGCATCTGCTGGCAATGCACTAACCGCAGCAGCAGCCTTTTGATCAAAACCATCAACAGGTCCTGCATCAGGAGCAGGCAATGATTTTTCTAAACTAGCCGCTTGACTAGTAGGTAATATTTTATCAACAAACGATGCTAACTTTCCTGGATCTTTTGGTGCTGCACCTGCCGAACCACCTGCTTGTTTAAAGATGTTTTGTATTTGATCAGGCGTTAGGGCTATTTCAGCCAAATAACGATCATACCCTTTGATAAACCCTTCGTCTAGATTTCTCCAATGTGGCATCATTTCAGGAGAATTATAAACACTCTCAACCATGTATTTTTTAATAGAGGGTATGTTTTGTTCTATCTCATCTAGCCTAGCAGTTAGTTGTCTTATGTCCATACGGATATCCTGATTGTATTTGTTATTTATAAATGAACTGCGTTCATTTGCTCTTTCGCTAATCGCTCAGAGCATTTAGTATCTTCGTAGAAGATATTTAATATTATTCAGATTGTTCAGTCACACTTTGCCCAGGGCGGGCAAAGAAACATTATTCGAGTTGAACATATCACTTAGTGTTACTGCATTACAGTGGCGGTTGGCCTGTACCACGAGCAGCGTCTTTATCCAGCGGCGGCTTATGTATATACACTAACATATACATAAAC